CCATTGATCGACCTCTGCTCCGTGGCCTTCGACAACGGCGTGCTGCTTGCCTAGATGCTCGGCTGTTGCGCCTTCGGGTAGTGGTTTAAGTTCTGTCGCCGCCAGCCCAGCGTCGGTGGGTTTGGAAGTTTCTGGCTGTGATTTGTCACCCAGCGAAGCTGGCGGCGAAGAAGTGGTTTCAGTGGGCTTTTCGGGAACTTGGTATCCGGCCTTTTCCAAAGTGTCACGGCTGACCGTGCTCCCTTTTGGATGGTCAGGAATATCTTCATTCAGATGATAAAATTCTACGCTGGCCTTACCAGCTTTTGCCTCATCCATGTTCGCTGAACCCATGTGAGCGAATGTCGCAGGAGCGGGCTTGGCTGCTGGTGCAGGGGCAACTTGAGTCGTCGGCGCAGCGGGCTTTTCACCCGATTGTTTGAGCAGCGATTCCCTGAGTCCGGCTTCGGCAGATGGGGGTGTAGGCGCAGGCTCAATAGGGGGTTCGCCCTTGGGTTCACCAGATGGAGCAGCCGGAGGGTTCTCTGGCGTTGTTGGTGTGCCTTCAGCACCTTTCTCTGGCATGGCATGTGGCACGACATGGGAAAGAGCTGACATGAAAACTCCAACGAAGCCCATGTTGTCTGCTCCTTCCAAGGCCTTTGTCGCTGACACCTTGCGGGTAGGATCATAAATGTTTTTCGCCGCCACGTCTGTCGCAAGTGTTTGGACAAATCCAACGCCAGAAGTCTGAATGCCCTCGCGCACAACGTCGGCCAATGCCTTTTTACCTCCATCCCCAGCCAACCATTTCAAAGCCGAAGAATTTCCTCCTTTTGCTGCGTAATTTAAGAACTGAGATAAAAATGTTTTTCCTGCTACCGTTCCGCTGATGCGTTGCGATACCCGAGCAAACGGAATGAATGCTGCCATGCCTAGTGTTGTCCCGGCAATTTCAGCCAGACCAACCGCCTTGCTATAATCTTCTTTGGATATTTTACCTGCGTCGAGTTGGGGTTTCAGTGTGTTGATCGCCTCGCGCCGCATTTGATTTCCTTGCTGCGCTCCACTAGTCATTGCCGCCGCTGATTTACCAAGAAGTCCTACGGTCTTTTCACTGAGGCCAGCAGCACGGCCAGCGACACTAGCGACACCATCACTCAGAAACATCGGCACCAGTTGTCCGACAAGCTGCGGCGCTGTTCCAGTTACGAATGATTTGTCTAGTTTTTCCTGAACTTCTGGAGATACTGTTGGGTCTCCAGGGGCATTCTGCTGACTACGTTCATAGGTCTGTATCGCATCCTTGGTCTTCTGAAACGTCTCTTGAATCCCCGGATCGTCGTTTTGTATTGGCGAATGCCTAGTAGCGAACTCCGCTGCGTCCAGCACGCCCTCTCCAACGGTTCCAACAGCACTACGAGCGAACCGAGTCAGTTTTTCCTTCAGCGTCGGATCACGAGTCGCGTTTATGACAGCCTTCTTTTTGTCTGCATCCAGATTATTGAATCGCTGGAGATAGAGGCTATTGAGATAATCATTTTCCTTTTGCAGACTCGGCTTCATTACGTCACTCGTCTGCTTGTCGGCCAGCATTTCTTTGATGTCGGACAGGCGATTGCTCATCTTGACCAAAGATGCAGGCGTAACATCACCATTCCCGCTGCCATAGTTTCGGGCCAATGCCTGAACAGAAACGCCGCCAACGCCTTTGATGCCACTCGCCGCAAGCTGGTAGGGTTCTTGTGCAACGCCGACAGCGGGCGGTTGAGACTGATCAGGAGACACAGCCGCAGGGTTATTGTTTTTTATCCCCTGATAAAGAGCACCGCCAAACTTATCAATCGCCCGGCCATAGGTATCTATGGCTTGCGCGTTTGCCGCCAATGTGGGATTTTGGTCATCAGGAATACCATTCTGTTTTCCCGCCATCTTGATCTCATCGGTCTGACCTACATGCGCGTGATATGTCGCCGCAGCCTTATGTAGCGCAAGGTTAAGCTGCGCCTCTTGTTTCTTTTGCCATAGCGGGCCGGGAGCATGATCTTTGTCTGGCTCCTGAATCTGGGTGCCTAAATCGGCCTGCGCCTTTGTCGTTTGGTCGAGTTGGTTTTGAAGCATCGCCCGCTGCGATTGAAGCTTGGTCGCTGCATCAGTCGGACTTCCGCCGAACCCCATGACACCTCCAGCCGTTTCGTTAAACTTAGGGTCTTTGTCGATGGCATCGATCTGTTGTTGAAGCGCGTATGCCGTCTGCCCAAGCTGGCCGTGCTGCATCTTCGCCGCATCATACGCCTCATTGGTCGCTGAAAGCACATCCTGCATTGGCTGGATGGCCTGCTTCCATACCGCAGATTGTTGCTCATTTCGCGCCTTTAATGCCGCCCTTGCCACCTTGAAATTCGGACTCTTAATCAGGTCATCGATATTGCCGTATGGCACCTGCTTTTCGTTCCCGAAATCGGCATAAAGTTGTTTATCGTTAGGGTCAGTCGGGTTCGCCATCAGTTCCGGCGAATCGTACTGCTTCTGACCAAACTTGTCTCGGCTCACCCATGCCGGTTGTTTTGTGTCAGGATCAATGCCCTGTTCCCGCTTGCCTTCCTCGTACAGAAGTTTGCCTGTTTCTTGGTCGATCATCGGCTGAACAAGGCCGTTTGCGTCCCGATAATACTTCTGGCCAGAACCTCGCATCTGCTGCTCAATCTGAGCATTCTTGCCACGCAGCGAATCACGAGCATCGAGATCAGATTGCCTCAAAGCCCGCTGGTACTCTTCTGGCGGCGTCTGAGGCTGCCAGCCGGACGGAGCAAAAGGGTGCTCTTGATTCCACTGATCGCCCATCTGCTTGTCGACCGTCTTGTAAACGTCGGCATGGCGGGCATCGGCATCATCTGCCTGCCACGGCATGACTGGCGGGGCTCCCGGCGCACGCTGCGCGGGCTGTGGCGGCGGCGCAGCCTCGTGGACGACGCTCAGGTTGCTATCCTCGTCTTCGAGCGGTTGTGGGGACGCAGACGGGTTATAGGCTGGTGCCTGCTGCTTTGCCGGAGCAGTCTTTTGGGCAGGCTGGGCGTCCGCAGCATCGGTTTGATTCTGCGTGGCGACAGTAGGTTCCTCCGGGTCGGCGACTGCGGGTGGCACGGAGATAGCAAGTATTTACGTTTGGCCTACCTGTCAATTTACGAAAATAAGGAAAAGAGTGCTGGCTATTCGCACTTACCAGCTAAGCGACAAACCTTGTGCGCAAGGATTCAGCTATGACTAACTGAGCTGCCGAGTCAGAACTTAACCATTTTTTCTGAAATTTTGACCAAATTAAGTGCTGGCTTGGATTCTCAACATCAAAACATAAATGAACCTGATTCGTGAACGCTTTCTTGCAACCTTTATTCCAACTTTGGAAATTCATGTAGAAATTTTTAACCAAAAATCCCTTGCTTGAAAATGACGACACCATCCAATTCTGTCCAGAGCCATTATGAAAATCGAAAAGAACTACGTCTCCCGTTAAAAACAGCCGATGATTATGAGCAATAACACCGATAAATACATCGGCCTTATCTTCTAAATAATAGGAATTTTTTAAGACCGAATCAATCTCTAAAATTAGTTTCGGTATGTTGCCTAGAACGCGATCAGATGGATAAGTTTTATTTTTCATAAATCAAGAATACGCCGCCCCGCCCATTGTCGCCTCTTGCTGGGCCTGTCTCAAGTCGGGATGGCTGGCTCCACGGAAGGTCTGCGGAAAGTATTTTGTCGCCTGTTCAATCAGGTGCAGCCCAAGAGCGATTGCGATCACATCGTCGTCGTGACTACCGGGAGCCGCTTCGCTTCTACCCGAATCCGTTCTTACAAACTTTTGTAGTTCGCCTACAGCGTGTGGGCACCAAACGTCAATACCTGAACCCGGTGTATCCCATTCCCTGATAGCCCGAGCCAGAGTTTCGATCAGAATTTCCCGAGTTTTCGAATTGGTCTGAAAACCTAGCGCCTTTGTCAGCGTAAATTCACGCTGGTTGAACATCTCTCGCTGATACAAATCAGCACCGCGAAGCTTCAGTAATTCCGTGAGCCCGCGATCCATGTTCATTTCGATGGCTATCTTGCAACCGTTCGATGGACCGTAAAACCGGGCCAACCTCCAAACGTCGAGTTCTAGAACGTCGATGTCCCACCGGCAAGGAATGACGCGAGCAACGGTTGCCGGTCTAACCCACTTCCCGTCTTTTCCCCATTCGCCAGCTCGCATGATAAACGGCGCATGAAGGTCAGGGTCTTTTCCGCCAGTTTGGGTTGCGCCGGTCATCACGTCCACTGCCTCGAGATACCTGCCGCCCGGAATCGGTTTCTCAAAAATCGTTATCCGCGCCTCGTTCTTTTCGGTCTGCCGCCATGCGAGCCTCTTGTCCTTGGTGTCCTCAAGCACGCCGTATTCTGGCGTCCTGTTCGTCAGCCGCTTCACGAGGATATTGAGCCCCGTCTGGTTGAAGCGGAGCGAACCAGATTCGATGAATGCCGTCTGCCAGCTATGTGGGTAATCTTGGTCAAAATTTCTTGGGTCTCTTTTGCATTCCCCATGGATAGCGTAGCGCCGCCAAGCAAGTTGTTCCCAAACATCGAAGTCATCTACCGCCGTTCCAAGTCGCGTAGTGCCGATGTCATCGCGGCCATACATTTCAATTAACTCTTTCTCGCCCTTGTATTCCTCTTCCGCGTCGATCGTGCGCTGGATGTCGCCTTTCTGCTGTGGCGTCAGGCGAATCGCGGAATCTGTGAACTCGTACCAGGGCGCGAAGCAGCGCACATACTGTCCCGGCTGAATATCGACCTCACCAGAAATGAAGGCTTCGGCGTCAACGGCACTCGTCCATCGTTCAACGAACGGCCCGGTTCCGCCTTCGGCAGTGCTCTCAAGGAAAATGTAACTGCCGGGAATGAGCGGCACGGCTTTGAGCAAGTTGGCGAGAACATCTGCGGCGTTCGCCACGCCAAACTTTGACCAGCGAGCAACCTCCGTTGCGTGCAGCAGTTGATAGGTGTCACCGATACCTGCCTGTACGTCCTTTGCCGTCTCCTTTTTAGCACGGCTGCTATTGGTAAAAGTAGCCCCCTTCTCATTTACTACGCCAGTGTTTCCCCAATCGAATGTGTCGTTCTGATGGTACACCTTGAGCATATTCCAAAGACCCACCGTCTGATCGGATTGACCACCGATAAAGATGGCCGATGCAGAACGCCGCCGCATGAGCGTGTAGCCGAGCGCCATGCAATAGGTCGTCGATCCACGAGCACGAGGCTTCAGCAAAATCAGGCGAACCGGAAGCTCAAGGTCTTCAAACCGATCGACCGTCTGCTGAAGCTTTTTTTGTAGGTAGTTCTGGCGAGGTTTAACCAAGCCTCCGGTTCGATCCTTAGGCCAGATTCGTCCATGCGTCTCAAACCAGGCTCCCGTGTTATCTCGCAAAGTCAGCTTTATAACGTCATTGATATTCATTTCACATGAGCCCATTTTTTACCGTGAATCACGTTGTATATGGTCGTGTCGCTAACACCAAATTTACGTCCTAACGCACTCTTATTTGTAAATCCTTCAGAGAAAAGAACCCTTATTTTTCTAACACGTTTCTCGGTCAACTTGTGCCATTTATACGCCTCTCCTCGAATGACCTTTTCTGGATACATGCGCATTGGATTCTTGTCTCCCCATGCCAATCTCTCAGGGTGCGTTCTTGAACCATTTCTATCGCCACGGGCAAGTCTTTCCGGGTGAAGCCTTGCAAAGCTTTGATCTCCGCGACGAATCCGCTCCGGGTGACGCTTCATCCAGTGCATCTTCCCTCTTATCCAACGAGCCCTTCCCTTTCTTATCATGTCATGAGTATTGTCTTTATCTGTCCCTGCAAACAGATGGGCTGGGTTTACGCATGGAGGATTGTCACAATGGTGGCAGACATTAGGTTTGTCTTTCGGAATCGCACCGTTTTTTTCCACGAAAGAGACTCTGTGGGCCATAACTGTTTTTCCGTTTAATCTCAATGTTCCGTATCCGGCCACGCTTTTACCACCAGTCCAAACCCAACAGGCGTTTGACCCATCAGATTTCTTTATCCTAGAATAAAACCTCCGCCTGTCTTTATCAGAATGTATTCGAAGGTCCTTCATGGGTCTTTTGCCATCACACCATTACACGGGGTAAAGCCAAACTTTTTGTAGAATCTAGTCGCCGCTTCAGGGAATTGCGCCAACTCAGTGCCGAGGATGCAGCAAGTGCCTTTGACCTCTGGATGCTCCAAAATGTCCTGCATCAGTCGTGTGCCAAGTCCCTGCTTCCGATACTGCTCATCGATCACCAAGTCCATGATCGAGCTGAACGTAATGCCATCGCCGACCACACGAGCGAAGCCAATCATGTCGAGTTGGACGGGCTCGCCAACATGACGGTACAGGCCAAAGCACAGGCTTTTGTCCGATGAAATGGCATCGCATATTCGATCAACAGCCGCGCCTTTTCCCCAAGGCATCGACTGAATCTCGGGCACCAGCCAAGTGCAGTCGATCAGCTTTTTGTCGGTGCTGATAGTGAACTCGGTGACGGGGATTGCCATTGCTACCATGCTCATCCTTTTGAAAGTGCCGCGACGATTTCACGGCGTTTTTGGATTAAAAATTCCGTTGGCGACGTTGCGCGATCACCGCCGTCTGGGCCTTCGTTTATTGGGTGACGGAGCCCACCAAGGCCGATGTGATCTAAATAACTTATTCGAGAGATAGCGCAGTGATTACCAAGTAGGTCTGGAATCTGCCAGTCAAATGCCGTGATCTGTCCGACAACAGGCAGAAGGATTTTAACGTGATTTCGGCTTAGAAGATAGCTGACGCCTGGAGCATACCTACGAATAATGACTTCTGATTGTGGATCGTCTATCCGTGTATTTCCAGCCAATCTTTCGTGCGCCTGCGTGTTGTAAAGCCCGATCAAAATATCGCCGTATTTTTCACGGAGATGAAGTGCATATTCTCTCCATGAAATATCGTGTATCGTATCGTGATCCGTGAAATATAGTAGGTCGCAGTCTGACTCCCAAAATTCGTGCAACTGGATTCTGCGATTGGCTTCTATCCCAAGCGGGAGCCCAGACGGGGATGCCTCGATTGCCCTGTCAGCCCACTGACGAAGCCAATGCGTGTCATATTCAACAGAACCATCGTTCCTGCAAACAAACACGTCTTGGTCACCGACTGACGCACGAAGCGTCGGAAGGCATTGCTCGGCGATTTGACGCCGGTTATGACAGGATACCGCGATGTAGATGCGCTCTTGAATCATACCCAATTCCTCAGTCCATCGGTTGCCGCTTCCGGGTTGCGCTCAAAGAAAAGTTTGCGGCCTTGCTCGTAGTTCTCAGGCGAGTTTTGCCTTTCGTAAGTCGCATCAAAAGGAACAGTCTTATTGTGGTAATGATGCTCGTGCTTGAACACCAAGTCTCGTGCATTGATTACATTGCAATTCCCGTCGCGTGAATCGCGGTAAGCCCTCCATGAAAATTCGTCATCTGAAAATACTGAGGTATAGCCCGGATGCAGGAACTCTCCTTGTTGGCAGTACCTTGATCTATTGCAGATGGCCGTCACCAGCAAACCGTCTTTCCGGTAGCCATCTGACACGGCTAAAACCGTAGGCTTATAGAAGTCCATTCGACGCATAATCTGCAAATCGAAACTTTCCGGTGGCTCAATGTCATCGCTGGCCTGAATCAGAATATGCCCCACGCTCCGCTTCGCCGCAGTATTCCATGCCGGTGCCGAGCCACGTCCTTCGTTAAAGCAGACGAACGCATGGTGGAACTTCGTCGGACCGAAAATCAGGTTTCGCCGCGTGTGCTCGTCTTCCTCGTCAACACAGAAGATGTATTCGACTGCTGACGGCGCAGCGGCGCGAGCCTCCCACATTTTCATCGCGGCAATCGCCTTTTCAGGACGGCCACGGGTGGCGTGCAGAATTGAAAATGTCAGATTCATTCGACACACTCCAGTAGCAGTCGGCGGGCGATGTTATAGGCTGAGTCGTCTTTGTAGCCGTGAACAAGCACCGGGAATCTGCCGTCCGCATGACAGACAGATCCTCGCATATCTTGCTCAGTAGCGTTGCGCGATTCAAAGCAGTTTTTAATCTGATGCGTCGGCCACCAGTTTTGATAGATGTCGGGCACGATTGAGCAGTCCCAAGCCAAATACTCATTAAACACGCCTTCGCTTAACACCTCGAAAATACTAGGCTTTAATATGCAGTTACCATTCAGGTGCCCGTGCTCGCCGCCAGACGGCCTCCATGCGCCCATCATCAGCACGCCATGAGGATGCGCTTGGTTCCATTCCTCGAGCAGTAGGTTTATCCAATTCGCGTGAACCGGAACGCAGTCAGGTTCGATTAGGATTAAAGCGTCTTTACGCGATACCTCGCCAGCCTTAACTCGGTTGAGCATCCAACGAAGAAGATCGAATGCCATGCCGTTCGGCCCAGCCGGCCACCCTGTCCACGGTGTCGAAGTATTGAACCTCGTCACCTGAAATCTATCCGCACAGTACCGCTCCGTCTCTTCGTCGTGATCACAATCGAACCGCGCACAGAACACGAGTTCAACGTCATCCCGTTTCACCGGCTCAATGTCCGTAATGAAGCGTGCCAGCCGCATCGCGGTGGCTTTGTCAGCTTCGTATAACTGGAGACAAATCACTGTTTTCATTCGATTGTCATTCCCGGTTGTGTGCGCCTATGAATTTCAAGCCCGTCGTAAGTTGGAACGCTCGGGCCGATGCAACTCACGCCTATCATACGCAAAATATCGTCCATCTCGTCTTGAAGTTGAAACCATTTTATATGCCCAAGGATGACACGACGCGGTTTATCACCAGTAGCCATCTCAAACTCTATCCGACCTTCATGGATACAGTCGGTGATAGAACGGTCTTGACCTCGCATGATTTTAATTACTGGTGTCATTTTGTGTAGTACGCCGGCACACGTTTGTTTAAAAAAGCATTCGCATCCGAAGCATACTGAGCGAACTTCGCGTGACTCCAAAATTCGACAATTCTGTTGCGATCTCTCCGGTAAATATACTGCCATCCATCATTGCCGTCCAACGCGCATTCCTTGGCGTCCTGATGCCGGTCGTAATCGACGAAGTGATAGTCGAATCCGAAGTATCTGATTGCCACGGCTCCGAGCGTGTTGAACTCACAGAATGTCTGAGGAAACTCATTCTGCTGGGAAAATACAAAATCATCGAAGTTTTTTCCAGTATGCCTTTCGATAAGCTGCCTCGTCTTGGCGAAGACCTCGCGGAGATAGACTTGAGGGTGACATACCATGCACTCGTAATCGGGCTTAAAGCCTACTGCCCGCTCCACGCAGCCCTGCCAATAAACACGGTTCGGGTTCTTGATGTCGGCATACCGCTCCCTAACCATCATCACCCGACCACCGCGAACGAAGTCCTGCGGGGTCGCCGTCTGCCAGAACATGCAGTCAGGGTCCATAATCAGGATGGCCTCGGCATTCGGACACCATTCGTCAGCCCTGCACTTCTGGATCATGTGGTGCAGAAATCCTTTGCCCGGAGCCTCGTCGAAAGTCTTGAGCACGGCATACCGCGAGACCCATGCGAATTGCTCTTTCTCAGCCGTCGGAACAACTACCGTTACCCCATGAAATCGCCGTGCATACATTTCCACCGACTGAAGGCAGTTGCGCAGATAGTCCATATCGCGGGCAAAAGTCACGATCAGGATTTCCATGCCGGTGATCTGACGTTCTGGCGGTGGGCCAGCTTTGGCACCGTGCTGGAACTGTGGACCGCTGCCGTTGTGCCGGTCAGTCTCGTAGGTTGATTCGCAGAGAGCGGCGTCCAACGGAATTAAAGGCCATTCCCTTGCCTCACAAATTCTATCGATAAGTGAACCATCTTTACATTGATGGAAAAGTGCTGTTGATGGACGGATATTGTTATCCCACCAAGTTTCGGTCATTGGAAGTTCTGGACGCCAGACTTGCTGGATCGTCTTAGCATTGTGCGCCTGCGGCACGATTTCATGGGCGCATTGAGAATCGAATCCCCAGCGAGGATCAGGCCCGGGAAGCAGGATCATTGACGGAGCGAACTTACGCCACTCAGGACTGTAAACTCCATTGCCAGTCATGTGATCGCGTTCACACCGTATGATTTCACCCATGAACGGTTTTCCGCAGGCACGGTACTCGTCGCGGATTTCCTTGAACCAAGTTGGACGTGTAGGCACAGCGTCAGCCTCCAACCATAGCATAGCTTGGCCGGGATGATTTTTTTCGACGTAATCGAGTGCGGCTTTGAAGACCTGATTTGCGACCCCGAAATATCCAGGCTTTTCATCGATACCATCGGCCACGACAACGATGGCATTTGTGTCCAACGCTTCCCGCTGGCCGTCGGTAAGAGCAGGTGACGTTAGTACAATGACCGTTGCAATGTCCTTCGCGTCTTTAGTGGCATCGCCCAGCCGTTCCAACCACCGCAGCAGCTTCTTCGCTAAATTCCAATCGAAACGGGCGACCGGAATCACAACGACAATATCCAATTCCGAGTTGTCTGTTTCTTGAGGGATCATGCTTTGTTGTCTCCGTGCATGAATGGTCGTTTTTCGTTGTACGCCATCTTTTGAAGGATGACTTCGGCCAACGGAAGTTCGTAGGCATTAGCGTAGTCCATGATGCGGATAATCGTATCAGCAAGCTCAACGACTTCCATGCTTCGGTTTGGCAGATGATCGTCCTTTAAGTCTTTGCGCAGGCCATGCACGCATTCCGATAATTCTTCGTGCATAAGCGCGATTCGACTCAGTTTGTGAATCACGCCATCAGGGTTATCGACAGCCCAAAACCCATGATTAACTGAGTTCTGATGCGCCCGATAGCTCAACGAGGAAAATGCAGCGATGAATGATTCTTTCGCGTCTTGATATGCCGTTGCTCGTGCCTCTTCGACTTCTGAACGCGGTACGTCGGTTGGAAATTTATCGTCAGTATTCATTTTTTCGGCGTTGCTAAAATATCTCGTTGCGAAAGATGGGTGCCGTGTCCGGGCTCAAGCTCGTTCCATTCGTAACCAAGCCCTTCGATGGCCGGGCGAACATTCTTCTCAGTCAGTTCATTTCGAGCCAAGCACCGATGGTTGATTTCGATGACCAAGAATGGATGAAACTTTTTAATGATTTCAGACGCTCCGTAAAGCACCAATAGCTCTAACCCTTCCACATCCAAATGGATGAGATCGCACCGCGATAAACAGTGAAGATAATCATCAAGTATATCCGTCTCAACCTGAATACCGCCGTCTTCGATTTCACTGTCAACGTATGACTCTCCGGCATTTTTTTGCAACTGAAACCAAGATGGCCAATCTGTTGATGAGAGTGCTTTATTAAAACATATCACATTTCTCCACGGCGCGAAGTTCAGCGCAAGGGCCTTGAAGGAAAGCGGGTGAGGCTCGAAGGCTAGAACCATGCCTGTAGGGCCGACGATCTTCGCGTAAGTCAACGTGTGATCGCCGATGCACGCACCAGCGTCGATCACCGTTCCACCAACCGGAATAAACCGCTTGAATTTGTCGATCTCCTGTTCAGCGATGTCCAACCGTTCATTTTTTTCCACCCAACGGCTCATGTGGTCGTCATCCTTCAGCACATAGATGCCTTGCGGCGTGCGAAGCAGTCCTTCTGGAATTGGATCATTCATGGCGTTATCCCCAAACAATCTTTTAACTGCTTTAGCTCCTCGATGACTTCTTGTTTTTCACGATACCTGCGTTGATATTCCGAATATAGCATGGCATTAGTTTTGCGGCTAGTTTCTTCATTGTCCTGCATCCTACTTACGCACGAATTTAATATCCACTTGCGTTCCTCTTTGGCCGCACGAATCCAGTCGTGGAGATAATGGTCAGAGTTGTCCTGACAAAATTCTTGAGCGACATGCTCTAAGATTTCTTCGATTGTGCATCGCTTAATTTCCTCGCGGGTGAAATGAGCCCACGGTTTAGGCGGTGGAGTTTTGGTGCTCATTTGATTAAAAACAACCGTGCCGCGATGGCCGGTGACCAGTCGAGGTGATGGCACAGCCGAAAATAAGCCGGTAGCTGAATCCAGTTTCTCCCGCATTCGATGTTGTAGAGCGTCTTGGCATGGACACCGATGACCTTAGCCAAATCGTCAACCGTGACCTTCAGCGACTCACGCCGGTCGCGAATCAACTGCCCTAAAAGTTTTTGTCGCGCTTTGTCCAAGATTGGTTCATATTCGCTGCTTACCGATTCGCGTCAAGCGCGAAAAGAGTTGACCGCCAATTATCCATCTGACTGCATCAATACCGATGAACGCCGACTTCCTTTTCTGCCTGCTTGTTTGGCTCATGGGCGTGCTGACAGGCGTTGGCATTGGCGCGACAGCAACCTTGCTCTACGTCAGGCGCGTGCCCCAGTTGTTCAAATTCCACCATCACCTTGCGCACCAAGTCGGCATCCAGATTGTGCCGGGTGAGCAGCCGGGCGATAGTGCCGATAAATGGAAAATGAATTGACGGGGCGAGCCAACACTCAGACAGGTAGGCATGGGCGTTTTGACCGCAGCTATGAGAAACAAACTTCCGGCCAGCAAATTTGCTTTGCCGGGTCGTCGCTATCCGGTGCCGGACAAGGCTCATGCAAATAATGCCCTTGCTCGCGTCAGCCAGCATGGATCGCCAGCCGAGAAATCGGCGGTACGGGCGAAGGTCAAAAAGCTTTTCTCTACGTCCTCGCGCAAGTCCAACCCGCAGGACGATCACGACGCGGACGACGGGTATTGATAGGCAAAAAAAGACCCGACTGCCTTTCGGCGCCGCCGGGTTCGCCCCGTAAAGGGTTGTGTCTTTACTGCGCTTAGGTCTTTGGAACCGGCGTGAAGTCCACGTAAAACGTGTCTCCAGGCTGGTAGACCCCAAGCAGCTCCTTGTTTGCGATGGTTAGTTCGATACTGCCGCTGGGCGTGGTCTTCGCAAACGAGTTATCCTCGTCGTTGGTAGACCCGCCATAAACGGCAGCCATCTTGATGACCTCGCCAGACCACATCTGTTTCGCAACAGACTGAATCTGCATCTTTGCCCGCATTGGTTTAGACATAGCGATGAAGACAAGACGATTAGACTGATTCCGACTCAATCTAATTATTTTCCGTCTTTCCAGTAGTCAGCCGGATCGCTTTCGTCGCGAACTTTGCCGATGGTGTTTTCCGGCCCAGCCTCGTCTTCGACCTTACCTAATTTCTGAAGCCTCGAACAGAGGCAGTGAATCTTCATCTGGAGCACGCCGATCAGTTCGACGACTTCCAATTCGCCGGAGCACTCGTTGAGTGCCTTGTTCACCATCTCCTCGAACTGAAGAAGCTTATCGTTCATCGCCGGGAAGTTTTGGGAGATGCGGCGGATCAAGTTTGTAAACGACGAAGCACAGGAAGCACGCCGCCAGCCATTGCCGAAACGTCTCGCAGTAAACCTGCCGAAACGGCACCTTCCAGTAGTTGCGAAGTGGTCGGTCTTTCATGGTGGTATATGTACGATAAAAGTTGCGCCCTGGCCAGCCGTTTGTTGCGGGCGCGGCAACTATGAACGGAGCGCAGTCAAAGTTCGTAAACCTGCCCCCTCAACGGACGGCTCCAAGCCGGATGCAGCCATGACTTTAACGTGGTAAGCAGCCACGAGTGCGCGACGACACAAAAACACCGCGCAAATTACACCAATATGCAGGCGTCTCTTGTCCTGCCGCGAGGCCCGTGTGATGGAAGATACGCAGTAGCTTGACCATCATTTGTCGATTGCGTCTCTGCATGACGGATTGCCTTAGAGTTTCAGTTGCCGTCTATGCCACGCCGCAGCGCACCTGCGGAGATATTGGGTGAGTGGTAGTGAAGGCACAGGAATTTCTACCGGAGTTTCACCGATGTTGGGTGCTTATCAGGCTCCCGATTTGTTAATGAGCCGTAACCCTTGGTGCGCCGCGTTGCAACTTGGCATACCCGATTCGTGCTTCCAATCCAAGAAACTCCTTCGCCTTCACTTCAAAGAACAGCCGCACGAAAAAACATTTTACCGTTCTCGTCAAACGCGAAATTTTTTATTTCACGTAATTTTTTCTTGCGCACAAGTGGGGGTGTGCCCCATCTGTTACCTGCCAGCGTTCCATCTGAGGCTCCACTGGCGATTCCAACCCAACTGACCGCGATGACATCGCTACCACTTTTTCAATTTGCCTGCCTTGGCGGGAGACAGCCGATTGCGTTATGCGCTTTCAGGCAAAGCCTCAGAAACTCGCGCTCGCTGCTGGGGCAGGCAATATTTTTACCGGGCGTCGGCACGACCATGCGGGCGTCACTTCAAACAGGGTTGAGATACCCGCGAGAGAATCGTTCTGTGCGCCCGGTTTAATTTTTACCCCATGAGCTTCGCCATCTCCCCAGCCGAACTCGCGGTCGTCGCCAAAAACGGGCTGCTGCATATCGACCGGCGCACGGCATTAGGTAAGAAAATCCCGGTCATCACGCCGGCACCAAAGTTCAATGCGGACGTTGCCAAGGCCACGATTCACATGCTCGAAGGAAAGCTGGCTGCGATTGAATCGCACTGCAAAAAACAGGAGCGCATCGCCTATATAAACCTGACAGGAATCACGACGATCCAAACTGAAATCGGGGCCAAGGTCGCTGAACTCGAGGAGATAATAATTCTGATCGAAGACGGAAAAGGCGAAGTCACTCGCATGGTTTGCCAGGCTGCCGTCGAGGCTTTCAAGGAAACATTGGAGTTGTTAGCTCAACACCAAACTAGGATGGAGGGGATGGCGTGAAGACCCGCCACAAATGCAGAACGAAATTCTGTCGAGGTCGGTCGGCTGACGAGCATCATCATTTTTGCCAAAAGTGTCGGCACCGGAAATGGAAAAAACGAAATCCGATGCGTGCGATTTTTATAAGCCATGTTCGCCACGCAAAAGATCGCGGTATCACCGTAACATGGACGTTCAATGAATTTAAGGTCTGGTGTGTCAAATGGAATTACGTTCACGAGCACACGGTTAACGAGATGACTATTCACCGCAAAAATTGTCTGCTCGGATATTGCTACGATAACTGTGTCCCGATGTCGCACGCGGAAAATTCCAAGCTCGGCTGGAGCGTCGAGCGTTGGATGAAGGCGAAGATCGATAAGTGGGAACAAAAAAAGGAGGCGCGGCGCCGGGCGACAATGCTGGCCGTGAGATCAGTATGAGCCTTCCAAAACAACGAAAGCGTAGCGCAGCTTGGCGGGAATACATGCGCTGGTACTCGGTGATGTGGCGCGAACTAAATCGCTCCTACATGCGCGACTACGGACGGAAATATCGGAGGCTTTATCGGTGAGCAATGAAACCGACTTTTCCGACGAGCTGCCCCCTGACGACCCACCGCCTCCAGAGTCGTTCGAGACGGCTAAGCCGGTTGCGAAGGTGGCGCCAAAGCTGGAAGTCGCGCCACGACCGGATGAGCGTGACGCAGAGCCACGTCCCGAGTCGAGGATAGTGCCACGCAGCACGGCATCAGGTCGCACGCTCCCGCACAGCTTGGAGGCCGAGGAACAACTACTGTCCTGCTGCTTGCTCGACGGGGCAGATACTATTGCGCGGTGTGCAGAGGCGCATTTGACGCCAGCAGCCTTCTTTAACCCTCACAACCGATTTATTTACGACTGGATGATGGCGGCGCCAGGCCGAGGGCTGGTCGTCGATTTTCAGATCATGGCTGACGATTTGCGGGCTCGAGGAAAGATCGAGGAGGCGGGCGGGCTAAACCATCTGCTCAAAATCTCTTCGTTTCCAGGCACGACTGCGCAAGCCTCGTATTTCATCGAGCGCGTAAAGACCACGCACACCCAGCGCGAACTCATTAAACTGGCGACAGGCGCGATCGAGGGTGCCTACACCTGTAATGGAAGCCTGACTGAGTTGCTGGCCGAGACCCAAACGCGCATAAACCAGCTTGGGCACAGCGGTCCAAATGGCGTCGGGCATAGCGTGACCGAGTTCACGGTGCCCTTGAAAGGCGACCACAGTATCCTGCTTGGTGATCGCTACCTGAATAGGGGTGATGGCGGGGTACTGGTATCGACGAGCGGCATGGGTAAAAGCTCGATGAGTATCCAGGCTGCGACGAGCTGGGCGTTGGGCCGTGATTTTTTTGGGATCAAGCCGAACGGGAAACTGAAGTCGCTGATCGTCCAATCTGAGGACTCTGATGGTGACATTGGTGAGGTCATAGCCTCGATCCGGCACGCGATGAAACTGACGCCAGACGAACACCAACAAGTCGGTGGCAACGTCATCATCCATACCGAGCGCGTGGCTCGAGGCGCCGTGTTCATGGCTGTGCTGCGCCGGCTCATCTCCAAGCACAAGCCCGACTTGGTTTGGGTGAACCCGCTGCAAGCGTTTATGGACGGCGATGTGACGCAGGGAAAAGACCTGTCGGCATTCTTGCGTGCTGGGCTGAACCAACTCAATGAGCCACCGACTTTCGGCTATATCATCGTCCACCACACGACCAAGCCAGCGACAGGCAAGGAGCGGGCAGACAGGCTGTGGCATGAGGTGATGTACGATATGGCTGGCGGCGCAGAAATCATCAACTGGGCGCGGTTTATTATGAGCCTGAGGGCAACCGACACTCGCGGACAATTTACGCTCGAGCTGGCTAAACGCGGGCGCAGGGCGGGGGTGACAAAGCGGGTAGATAATGGAGTTGGGTGGCGAGATGAAGTCGTCACTAGTATTCCTCTCAAGCACAGCGACGATCGCATCAGGATTGCTGGCCATGACCACGATATGCCTGTCGTGTTCTGGGAAGGTCGAGAAGAGACGGCGGAAGAAAAGGCTGGAGCTAAGCCGAAGGCTGATAGGCCGGGCGCCCAAGAGAAATATCCGTTTCAGGATTTCAAAGGGATTTTCCCTGCAAAGACCGAGCCAGGTGAAAGAGCCCCAGTCCTTCACCGCAAGGCACAGGGAAATTTTCAAATCTCCAACGGCAGTTTTAACGCCGTATTAAAACGGTTTGAGGCGTCTGGATTGATAGAGCGTCTTGAAGACGAAAAAGGCACGCACCGTTATCGTCTAACCGTTTAATCGGTGTGCGGGGCGACTTCGACTGGCGGCAAAGCTTCAGTCGGTTTCTCGGTCTGAACAGGGTCAGGCTCGGCCTCGGTAATCACGATGTCGTAGGTCTTCGTCGAATCAAAGACGATCGCCGCCTCTCGAGTGAGCCCACTCACGTTCAAAAAAATATGCTGGGCCGAAGGGTCTTCAAACATGTGGTCGTTCGGACTCTTATCGAAGCGCCGAACCACCCCAGTTCCCTGACCGTTTAGCGTCGGGTACTTCTCTTGGCGAAGACCAACACCCTCCATCACGATCTGCTTTGAGTCGCCGGATGATGCGTCAGCCGGCATTTCAGAGTCATAATAGGTGTTGGCATAGGGCACTATGATTCGGCGATAGGGGTGGGGTCAATACCAAGCGCAGCCCGACCAGCCTGAATCTTGCGCCGCTTGATAGCCGCGACACTCGCCGCCTGTGCCCGGCGCAGGGCATCCAGAGACCGGCGTTTACTCGCGCCACGTCCAAGCGATCCGAGATGCGTCATCACGCGCTTTATGTCTTCTGGAGTTGGAGGCTGCATTAGACAACCGTTGCGCCGCGTGGAATTGTCGTCAAGTTTACTCGGGTAACTCAGATTCGGCATCCTTCCCGACAGGAATCCAGCCAGCCTCCTCAAGCTCCTGAATTGTGCCAAACAATGAATCCGGTTTTTCAGTCCATGTAACCCCTTTTTGTGCGTAGGCTTTTTTAACCTCTTCAGCCACCTTTCTGACAGGATAAATCCCACCAACTTTTAAGCAGGCGTCGATCAATATCTGGGTGTCGGCATCCGGCTTCTCATCGTCGATCGCCGTGCTTTTTTGAGCCGAAGCGAGTCGGTAGGTCTTTTCGGTTTTAATAACTTCGCCTGTCTTTAGGAGGAATCGAAGCGAGTGAATCACAGTCCAGTGCCCGCACTTGTCACCCATCTCCTCGAGATCAGCCTGAATCTCGCCAAACCTTTTAGACCCAGTTTTAAGCGCAGTGAGCACAGACTCTTTCTTCGGCCACGTCGAACCCCATGTCTTACCAACGTAAGCCAATAATTCGCCTCCATCTTTTTCTTTGTGATAGCCGCCCTGGCCACCGATCAGCTCCCCTGATTCTGTGACCTCAAGTGCTCCTCGGTCGATCAGCACTTCCAACACATATTCAGCGAGCATAGGCGCCTTTTTTATGGCCGCTCTCGCAGCATCATGATCAGCGAATTTCTGTGCCCTAAACTTGTCTTCAAATACCTGTTTTGTGCTCATATATTTTTCTCCTATTTTAAACCATCATTAATTGGTAATAATTGATGATGATGGTGCAAAGGCCGCTAGCAGAAATCAAGCCTTTTGTGTGACCATTAATTAATATACCTAATTAATTGATGATTATTTCGCAGCCTATGCAGGCCATTCCTCGATGAAACAGTGTCTATATGATCGCATTTGCTTTGCTCGGCGGGCTAATGCTACCGCCGCCCGCTCGCACAATGCGATTATAGAAACAATTTCGAGTTCTGTCAATAGGATGGTGGTTTCAGAAAAACAAACAGATGAAAAATAACCCGAAATTTCACAGCAAAAACACCCCTATCTACCACCAAAATTTATTTCCGGCATAGGGGTGTCTGAAATCAAGGCATAGGGGTTAAAATAGGATAGGGGTGGCGTGCACGGAACCAAGGCAACGGAGGGGAAGAAGAGAGAAAGACCTTCCTCACACTCCGTCTGCTGGCCACCTACTCGGGCGAAAAGCGGGGCATAGGGGTGTCTCCCGGCCCACCAGGCGGCTCCGGGCAGCGGAAAGCCGCTGCTCGATCGCAGTCAGAATCTTTCACGCTCGGCGAAGGAGGGTGAACCGTTGGCCGGATGGTCTCACGCTGGACGCTCAGACCGCCCGCCGTGCAACGCTGGGTGTGCTCAGGCTTGCGCGGACCGCGTGGCGGCTGTCCTGATACCCACTGGGCAAACGTCGGGCAACGTGGCGCGGCGGCGCAGTGATTCGCAACACGGTTTCCGCTGGTCTCATCACCGTTTTCTTTCACTGAGTTGCAACGACTTGCATTTGTCTCAATAGCAAAAAAGAACAATAAACTCGCAAAGTGTTGATGCTCTAAGAAATCACATTTCGGACAATAAACATTATGGGAAATATAGAAACGACTTCGTAAAACCATTTCCAACGACTTGCGTTATTCACTCCACCGGCAGCTCCGATGGCTCGGCCTCGATGGCCTGCACTTTCCGTGGCGCCTTCTTGCCGCCTTTCCACTCCACTTTCTCAATCTGCCGTTTCATCGCCTCGATGACGGCAGGTGAGTTTTCAAGCATTTCCTGCATCTTGCCGTAGGTCTCGCCGGCCACCGCAAAGGCAACGCTGCGCTGCAATGGCAGGCCAGCAGAGTAGGCGAAGATCAGTTTAACGGCGTCAATGCGCGTCCTAAAGTCCGGCTCTTCAGCCCAGTCTTTTAATGACTTATCCCATCGGCTATTCGCTGCATCCAGACAGCCCTCAATCGTTTCTTTCAGACGATCCACGAAGCCAGGATCATTTTCCCAACGCTCGCAGAGCTGGGCGGCGATGTCTCTTTTTTTATCAATGGTTTGCATGCGTCCGGGCAGGCGCGAAGTTACGCAAACCAAAACACCCTGTCAATTCGAGTATACCTTTTAGTTATGCTCGGAGTATACCTTTAAAGCATGCTCACCTATGAGGATTTTGGTCTGAGCATAACTTTTAAGCATAGTTGAGTATAACCTAAAGGTATGCTCGCCTACATCCTGTGTGCAACCTACTGGCAGTGTTATCCACAGTTTAAGTGCAAGCCACGCTTGGTGTTTGTCGCATCACATCAACGTATGCGGATACGAAAATATGTTACCTAACTTCTTAGCTTGCAGCGTCTTTGCCTTGCTGCCGCCGATTATGCTTCTACTAGAGCGGCTTTAGTGTATGGTGATGGCATGAAGCTTACTTTGACCGTTCGCCAAGTCCGTGCCCGCAGCTACTTATTCCAAGAGCTGATCGCGGACTACGTGCAAGCGTTTCGGAGCTCGCCGACATTTGGCGAGTGCCGGACGTTCTTCTTGTATGCGACGCGCAAGGCTCGCTTTTACTGAACAACCACACCCGCAAGACGCGGGGCAACCACGACTAAAATGAAAACTGAAACCATCGAAAGAAAAGACCCTGTTAAATCTCTGTTACCTTGGCTTGGTGCGCTTGGTCACACGTTTTTTGTAATTGAGCCTGACGACTCGCCAAACAGCCTTTATGGAGGCTGGCGCTGTTGCTCTGAAAACGGCTGTATCGAACATGCCTTAATTGACCTAAAGCCCGGTCGCCAAGTTTGGCAGAAGATCATGAAGCGCGGTCGCTACGGGTCAATCAAGGTCACTTATAAGGAGGTCACGCCATGAGAGAAAATTTTCCTATTTTAGGGTGGCGCAAAACCGTCAGCGAGTGCGGTAACGAATGGCATCAATGTATCGCGCCGCTCTCAGTCGTTGGGGACGTTTGGAAGATCACAAATTCCACGCGCCCAGAAAAAGAAGATATCGGTCTATATCTCTGGAACGTGCGCACAATGTTCTGGTCGCGATACAATAATAAAACCCCGCGTGGTTACGCCAAGACTCTTGAGGCGGCTAAGGCTATCGTTGAATGCGTGCTTATTAACACCGATACCTGTAATCCGCAGGAGCTTCCTAATAACTTAACTTCCGCCTAGTCGTGGAACTCATCCGAAACGGCGAGGAGCCGGTGAGAGCGACGGCACACACACCATGAACGCACAGAACACAAAAACGACGCACACGCAGGGCCCTTGGAGATTATTGACAGCCTTGGTTCTTCCCGGTTGCTCAATTCTTATCGAAAACACGGAGGGTGATGTTGTCACTCGCCTTGGTGACACGCAACGCGGAGCCCCACTTTTGACAGAGCAAGACCATGCCAACGCACGCCTAATCGCCTCCGCGCCGGAGCTGCTGGCGGCTTTGCAGGACTTGGCCGACAGCGCAGCGCATAACTTAGAGCAAACGGGTTATCCGCACGACCAAGCTATGCTTACCCTCGCGCATATTGACGCCGCCCGCGCCGCAATCCTGAAAGCAACGGGAAGGCAGTCGTGAAAACCTTTATCTTCACAGACCGCACGCCTGCCATGAACCACTTTGAGATTCAGGCAGAAACCCCCGCCGAGGCAATTCGCCGTCTTGTCGCGCTACACGGCAAGCAACCTTACCGGATCGTCAACATCATCCCATGCGCGTCCTAATTGCCTGTGAATTTTCCGGTGTCGTGCGTCGTGCTTTTCGTGAGCGCGGTCACGATGCATGGAGCTGTGATTTACTGCCGAGTGAGGACTTGTCGCAATTTCATTTGCGCGGTGATGCGCTTCAATATATCCAGCCGGGAAAAGTTTTCCTGCATGGATCGACCCGCGTCTTTACCGATTGGGATTTGATTATCGCGCATCCTCCGTGCACCTATCTTTGCAATTCAGGCGTGCGATGGCTAAAGCCGGATGGACGCTTAAACGTGGAGAGGCATCAGGAAATGATGAACGCATGCGACTTATTTGCCGCGCTTTACAGTTCAAAATGCCCGCGAGTCTGCATTGAGAATCCGATAATGCACAGCTATGCGCGGGACTATCTGCAATCGGCATGGAGCGTGCCTGTCTTCACGCAATCAATTCAGCCTTGGCAGTTTGGTCACGGCGAGGTTAAGCGCACCTGCCTCTGGCTGCGCGGCCTGCCTGACCTGAAGCCGTCAAACATTGTCGCGGGGCGCACGGCTCGCGTGCATCGCGCTTCACCCGGCCCAGATCGCTGGAAGGAACGAAGCCGGACACTTTCAGGCATAGCCAAAGCGATGGCCGAACAATGGGGGAGCCTGCCAGTTTAATTTTTCAGCCTAACCCCCGCAAGGGCGTCGCCGGACGTTTCCGGCAGTCGGATCAGACTCAAAACGATAACAAAATATGCAAACATACGCTATCAGGAATCAAACAGAGCTTCGCGCCGATTTTTGGCGGGAGCATGGGCACTTAGTGTGCCGGACAAATGCGCGGGGCAACCCGCTTCCTCAGAATCAACAGCCGACAGACACGCGGTGTGCGTTCGTCGAATACGTGGACATGCTCTGCAAGAACGGAAACATTTCCGCCAAACTCGCGGAGGTCGTCACGCTATGAGCACACAAAAAGCAAAGTTTGAACTATTCGCCCGGCTGCAAGCCTTGGGCTTTACTTATGACGAAGCTGCGAGCCTGCGGCGTATTGAAATGACACTTCACCGCTGGGCGGAAGCTGAATGCAATGGTGAAATTCAGCGCGAGGAACGCCTTGACGATCGAGGCTGGGATCAGGGCGATGGTAAACCGTTTCGCGTTTACGGCCAGAGCCATCAGAACCGTTACCCGATTGCAGACCGTGAAGCCGGGGCGCTGCGCAGGCTGGCCGCTATCGTCAAGGCTCGCAATAAACGCGCAACCACCGACGAAGGCGCAAGCAACTTCGTGTTCGCCTATCATCAAGGCGATTGCCGGGGCTGCATGCTATACCTCGTTACACGCGGACAACTGCGCGAGGTGGATCGCGCCACAATTGAACGCCACTCAGGCAAGAACGCCGCTCGAAGCGAAGAAAGCCGCCTGCAATGGACTATCTCCCAATACTACAATAACGGGCTGGCAATCTGCGCCTAACCTAAACCACCGCTAACCCCGCCAAAAGCTCCCGCCAAGTTGGATTTATGGCCGGCATGTCAGCCTTTCGCTTTGTCCATGCTCGCCAAAAGACTTCTCTCTGCCCGCAAGACCAACGCTTTTCTTGCATTCATTGACCGCGCTCTCTTCTGTGCGGGGGTATTCGCATTGCCGCCTTTAGCGCCGATCTGCGACAGGTATTTTGCGATGGGATTTCGTGCCATATAGTGAGCATTAGACCGGCTTTCGTAAGACGCAAGAAAAAATCTTTAAAATTATGCTTGAACAAGAGCGGCTTTAGTGATGCGAATTGAGGACATAAACTTCTGAGGTTATAAACCATGATCACAACAAAACTACTCGCATTCCACGGCAAAAAATCCGTGAAGAAAAAGTATCTGTCCAGAATCCAAGCGCACCGTAAAGCTGATGAACTCGCCAGCGGTTTTTACTGGGAAAAGAAAGGTGATCGCATGATGGGCTGCGCGGTTGGCTGCATCCTGCACAGCAACCAGCACGAAAACGCCGCGCCTGAACTCGGCATCCCGCCGATATTGGCGCGCCTGCTCGACCGACTGTTTGAATCGCTATGGGGCCGCGACAAGGAATTTGCCAAGGCGCTACCCGAACGCTTTATCGCAGCACCAAAGCCGGGCGCTGACTTGTCGCTTGTGTGGGCAAAATGGTGTCTCTGGATGCTGCTCGACGAAAAGGATGGCGTCATTAACTTTACGAAGCGGGAAAATTCCATCGAAGCGATCAAGGGAGTCGGCGCGCTTTACCGTCGCTGGGCAGCGGGCGATAAGCCCGCAACCAGCGAGTGGGAAAGCGCGAAAAAATTAGCCGCCGCCTACGACGACGCCGACGCCGCCGCCGCCGCCGCCTACGCCGCCTACGCCGACGCCGCCACCTACGCCGCCTACGCCGCCTACGCCGCCTACGCCGCCGCCTACGCCGCCGCCGCCGCCTACGACGCCGCCTACGCCGCCTACGATGCCGCCCGAAAGCGTCATTATCTGCTCATGGCCGATAAACTGATCAAACTCATGACCGAGGCGAAATGAACACCTCGAACAAAAACGAAGAGGCTCAACGCAGGGTAGAAGAGATGGCGTTGCGCCAGGAGCGGCGTGATAATTTCTTTCGGTGCGGCGGGTATGACCATCTGCCTGCTATGACGCCGAAACAACAGGCCGCTGAACGCACGAAGTTTGAAGATCACGCTGACTTGCTGGCGAGCCGTGAATTTGGAGAAGAGAAAGACGACGACATTTTATGACCACCGAACAATCCGACAACCCACCCGCCAGCGTACCGACGCCTGCGCCGGAACTGGATAAAATGTCCAACGAAGCACTGCTGAGATTAACCTTGGAAATCTACGCCCGTTGGGGTGCATACGGCACGCGCGAAATGTGGCAACGGAATACCGAGTGCCAAGACGAGATGCTGCGCCGATTTCGCCTGTTTGAACTCGAAAAGACCGCCAAGGAGATTGCTCAAAAGGAACGGGACGACGCTTTCGCTTTCGTGCGAAACAAGGCAGATAATCAGATGATCGACGCGGACGGCATGAGACGCGAGAACGCCGCGCTGAGAGCGGAACTTGCCATCTTGCGTAATTATTCGCGTGCAGCAGACGAACTGACGGTTCTGCGACAAGCAAATAAAGCAGCAAACAGGTTGATTTCAGAATCCGCCGATGAGAAAAAGAAAATCAGTGACTCGCTGACCGCCCTGCGCAGCGCGAACGCGGAGCTGGCGAAAGCATTGTCCGATATTAAAATATGCTTTGATGCATCTGAGGAGAAAGCTTTAGTTGCTACGTGGGAACGAAAAGAAGCGTGGTGGCAAGCCCTGGCCTCGCACGCCACACAGAAAGCGGGTGGAGCGTGAGCACGCATCTTGAATCGGTATCCAATGGGCTGGGCGCTCCGTCACTGTGGCTGCTGCTGATGGCGATCCGCAAGGAGATACCGGCCACGGTTAGCATCACGGCTGATACCGGGGCTGAAAATGACCGGCTCTGGAACACGGGCCGGAGAAGCACCAATCAGGAATACTTCGATGAGATAATCGTTCCGCTTTGCAAAGGCACGCATGTCACGCCTTATTTCGTGCGCTCAGTGGATGAAAACAAAGCAGAGCTTCTGCCCTTGATGGATGAGGTGGCCCTTAACGCCTTAGATGGCCGAGCAACTTTTATCCCGCTATTTGGCTCTAAAGGAGGACGACAAATGCAGTCCTGCACCGATAAATTCAAGATCAGGGCAATTCGTCAACAGCAGCGTCGGCTTGGAGCTAAGACAGGCCGAACGGCTCAAGGAATACATTTCCACGAGGCTTCGAGGCGCGTGAAGGGAATTTATATGGGAACCTACATGACAACCACGGGAGAGAGTGATTTGTCTGCTGGCCCTTGGCATGTGTACCGAACAACCTTGATGCGAAAAAAGAAAGAGGTTCCTGTTAAATGGCAGGCACACTATTATCCATTGGTGGATTTGAAAATGAGCCGCCAGCAGGTTTACGATGCCGTAAACAAAGAGGGCATCCCGTTCATTATTTCGTCCGAATGCGATTTGTGCCCCCATAAAGATTTAGCCCGATGGGAGAGAAGTAGTGAATCCACGATTGCGGATGGGGAGCGGATCGAGACGCTACTGAAGGGTAAATACTTTTTCACGGATCGCCGCATTCCTCTCCGGCAGGCTATCGCCGCCATGCAGGCCGAACGTGCTGCCAATCCAGAACGCTATAAGCAAGAGTCGGATTTCGGGTGCAGAAACGATCTATGCGGAGTCTAAATCAATGAACGACCCAACCCCCACCCAACCCGCAGGCCAGCCCACCGAGGCGCGTGTCGCGGCAAAAGCTCTCTACGATCAGGAGTTTCTTGAGAGCGACATTATGCAAGATGATACTGGCGTAATTGCTATCGTTGAACGCGCCGTAGCGGAGGCGACGAAGGAACTGCGGGTAGAGAACGCCAAGTTGTCGATTATGGTTTCAGATAGAAACCACCGAAACGACGACCTCCGCGCCCAGCTCGCGCAAGCCGAAGCCGCGTTGAGTCAGGTTAGGCTGGCCACAAGTTTTGCGCGTGGCGTCCTCTCTATTGTCGAAAAGACACGAGAATTTAGGGTTGATGGCGTCATTGAAGCATTGAAGCGCATCGACGCTTCCATGTAGCAGAAACCGGGAGGGAAATAGCATGATTACAAACAAAACCGACAGAGTAATTTATAAGCTGGCCGAGGCGTTTATCGCGTGGCCTTTGCCAGAGAGTGTTAACGCTGATCTATGCACCACAGAACAAATTAAAGGTCGGGTAGGAACAAATCTACTAACGTTCGCAGAGGCTCAACAGATGTTCAGTGAGATTGCAGGCCCACAAATCAAAGAGCTGATCGAGCAGCGGGAAAATATGTGCGGGCTTATCTCTCGACTCTGCCGTCAGAGCTATAAACTAGGCGTGAAAAACAAGCTCACTGATTCAGCAATGGACTACATCAACACGACCGACGCGGATAACACGCCAGCTTCAAGGCTTCTTCGTAAACTCGTGTCAGCACCCGCGCAAAAGCCATGAGCCGCCTTTACCTATACGCTGAACCAGCGAATCCACCCATCAAGATGGATAGCCTTAACGTCACGGCTCGACCTTCCAAACCGCCGATCAAACCCATGCCGATGACCAAGCTGAAACGCCGCACCAAGCAAAAGCCATGAGCCGCACCCATAGAAACTGGCCGGGCGGAATACTCTACTGCTCAAAGTGCAAAAAAGCCTTTAAGCAGGCATCGAGCATTGCCTCACATTCCCGCGTTTGCACCGGCCCCACAAAGTCAAAGCGACCACGTTACCCAAAAGCGTTCCAAAAACTTTTGGACGCGATACCCCGCCAGCCCGCACCAAATTTATGAAGACCAAATTAAAGGACGGCGCATCCTTAATTGCGCATGAACGGCGCAGACAAATTCTTAACGAGGGATTCGACTCGAACCATGACGCTGGCCACCGAGATCAATCTCTTGCCGTGGCCGGAGCCTGCTATGCGCTTACCGGCGACCTGTGCGATAAGGAAATATGGGATAAGCCGCTCCTGGATTATCTCTGGCCGTGGGAATCTCAATGGTGGAAACCCGACCAATCCCGAGTAAGAAATCTCGTCAAGGCTGGCGCGCTCATCGCCGCGGAAATCGACAGGCTCCAAGGAACTACGCCATGAACCCATCCACCGACACTTGGACTCCGCTCAATGAACGCCAGCCGACCGCACAGGACTGGGATGAGACACACGCGGTTGAAGTTTGCCATATCGAGACAAGTATGCGCTGCGTGTTAAATCGTGTTGAGAAATTCACGTGGGGAAACGGCTGGACTCACTGGCGGCGCGTGGAGCTGCCGCCGTTGCCTGTCGCTTATAGGCACAACCAAAAAGAAGTGGATCAATACGCTTACCGCGACGAGTGCGGGAAATGGCAATACGATAAGATTGGCCCGGAGCACGCATGGCACGCAGCCCTAGCCCGCGAACGCTCACACCTCGGCGGAATCAGTGCCGAGTTGTTCGTCAAGGAGCTGCGGGAGATCAGTAAAAAGTGGCAAACCGGGAAAATAACTAGAGCCGAAAACGCGATGGCTTATATCCACGATATGCTCGACCGCACAGCAATTGGGTGAACCAATGAAATCCATCCTTATTCGCCTACTCTGCCATCTCGGTTGTGTCTGGAAGGTAGTGCTGATTTTCGATGACGGAACGTCTGTATTTTTTACGGTGCTCAGCCCAATCACATCCGACATGCTTCCGCCTTTTGGAACCCGCTGGAATAACGGGAAAATGATTGTTGGTAATCGCGTAGAGAGGGTTATTTACTGATGCAGGCTACCCGCAAACTTCCTTGGCGTGCCCGCTGCGAGCTACTGATTCGTTCTGGACTAGCTTCTGATTTTTATACCGCCGCGTCATTACTTTCGAAAATGCGAGGCAAAAGAAAAGCGCCAAAGCTGCCAGACCCGGCTACGGCTAGGTTGCCGTACAAAGACTAATTTTGTGCTTGCGCGAAGTCGCTACACTACTTTACACCATTTCACATGCAGCTCACGTTCTCCTGTTCCAAGAAATCTGCGGCCAATCGCACGGAAGAAGCAAAGCGTCTCGGACGTTCCCGCAGCTCTTACATTGCGCTAGTGCTCGACCATTGCGCAGAGAAGTTTGCCGATTCTTGCGTCCCACCATTACCGATCAAAACTCAACTCCGGCCACGCCGAAAGAAATAATATGTCACAGCAAAATCAACTCGCCGTCATCGGCGATTCACTCGAAATTAGCACGATGGATCAGGCCATCGCGTTCTCATCTAAAATGGCCGAAGCAAAACTGCTTCCGGCGCATCTCCAAAAAAGTCCAGCCGACTGCCTTCGTGTTGTTATCCAAGCATCGAAATGGCGCATGGACCCGTTTGCGGTTGCCGACAAAACCAGCGTCATCAACGGTAAGCTGAATTTCGAGGGCCAATTAATTTCTGCGGTTATCAATGCACGCGGCAACTTAGTTAAGCGCCTCGATTACTCGTTTAGCGGTCAAGGCGATGCTCGCGTGCTCACTGTTTCGGGAACGATCAAAGGCGAATCTGAGCCGCGCACCATCGAACTTCCTTTCTCTCTGGCAAAACGAATCAACAAAAACGGCCAGATGAACATCAATCCCGACCAGCAAGCGACCTACATCGGTGCCCGCATTTGGGCGCGGCGCCACATGTCCGAACTTCTGCTTGGCGTTTACGCGCCAGATGAAATGCCTGATGACGACGAGCCGAAGAACGTGACGCCGGGCGCTGAAGGAGAACCCGCCAGCGGCCCCGGCATATCCACCGAAACCACCGCCAAACGTCGTGGCCGTCCTCCAGGGCGAAGCGCGACGGGGGCGGCGGCAGTCGTCGATACGGAGCCTGCTACGGTCACAGAGAGCAAGACTATCGACGTGCAAGCTACGGCGACGGCTGACGCACAGGCCGAGGTTGAGACGCCAAAGGCTACCGAGAAGCGGGTAAAAGCGGCGTCGGCACCAACTGCCGAGCAGGCCAAGCCCGTCACCTCACTTTCTGCCGGCGAAAAGAAATCGTTTGCCGGCGTCATGGTCGTAGAGATCGTGGCACAAAACTTCGGCACAGTCGAAAAGCCGAGGCTGGCAGTCAAAGCCAGCGTCGAAGGCGCATTCACTGGATTGGTTTACGACACGCGCATTGGCAGCGCGGAGTGGGTCGATGCCAAAGACCCGGCCAAAGGCGTCAAGGCGGCTTTGCCGTGGCAGCTTGACCATCCGATCAACCTCGTGATTGTCGGCAAGAAACGGCCAGATGAGACGATTGCAAACGTCGTCGAATCAGCAGAATTATCGGAGGGCGCGGTGCAAGAGGCCGGTGAACTGCCGTGATCTACAAAGTTCAAGTAGGCGATTTCATACGGATTTGCCACAACGGCAATAAGCAGCGGCGCACTCGGGTATCTGAGCGGGCCTACTGTGTCGGCGCTGTTTACTCGGACAAAATCCGAATCTTTGACTATGGCAATTACGTCCGCAGTTGGATTCTCGTGAGAAAGGATGCGCCATGACACAAGACATTACAGGCAACACAATCTCAGTCATCCCGGTAATCCCTCCGGCGCCGCACGTCTTAGGTGACAGCAAGTTCGTGGCGACGTTGGCCGAGGTCGAGAACCAAGTGTCTGCGCTTAGGGTTGCTGACACGGCTACAGCTCAGTTGGCTGCAAGCCTCCAAGTCAGGCTCACGCGAGCCAAGGGCACGCTGGAGGCCACGCGGAAGACGCTAATTCAGCCATTCCTCGACGCACAGAGGCTCATCAACAAGACGGCTGAACCTGTCGTTACTCGGATCGACGCTGCAATCAGTCGCCTGAAGGCGTCACAGACGGCCTACGACGACGAACAGCAGCGCATTGCGGCAAAGTTAGAGAGGGAACGCAGGGCGGAGCTTGACAGGCTGGAGAAGATACGGCTGGACGAAGAGGCGGCTGCCGCACGCAAGGCCAAGGAAATTGCTGAGGCTGCGGCCAAGGTCGAAGCAGATCGTTTAGCCAAGCTGACGGCAGACCAGAAGGCAAACGAAGCCGAGCTTGGCTTTGTCGAAGACGAGGTGCCAGAACTTCCGCCTGAACCTGTCCAAAAGACGGAGACAGAGCAGAAGATAGAGGCGCTGAAGTATGCGCCGGTCGTCGTCGCGGCCAAGCCTGTCGGCGTGGCGTTTAGGGTTACGCTGCGCATCAAGTCGATTGACGTGATGAAGCTACCAGAGGTCTTCGTGGAGCGGAAGGCGAAGGAGAATGCCATTAGGGCAGCGTTTTGCGTAGGCTTTCGAGAAGGCCAGCCCATGCCGGTGTGCGAAGGCTGCGTTTTCGAAGTGGACAAGCAACCAATCAGCACTGGAAGGGAGCAGTTTTAAGATGCCGCACTTCGATATAGGGCTTTCTTTCGAGGCTCACCGCGAACTTGTTCGTCGAGCGGAGGAAGGTGACGTTGCGGTTGCGCGACTCCGCGATGAATGCCGACGCATCGAACAAATGGAAATGTACGGCGGCGATGCCCAGGTCGTGCTCCGCACCAGAGATGGCCTTCAGGTGCCGGTAACAATGGGCTTTGAAGTCGGTTGCTTCACACACGAACTGCGACGCCCTATCCTTTCCGCATACATGCCGATTCAAATTGACCGACCGCCATCCATCGAGCCAATCGAGGAGCGCCGATATCAACGAACAGGAGAGCGCATTTATGGTCGCGCTGTGTTCGAGGAAGTCTTTGAACGGAAGATAGCCACATGAAAATCTGCGAATTTAGCGAATGGGAGTTGATGCACACTGCCTTCGACGGAAAGAGCACGGGTGTTTTTATTAGCAATCCTATGATGAACGGACTGGCTCTTATTCAGCGGGCGCTGGAAACCGTCAATCAAGCCGGGCTCGACGGCAAAAAGCTGACCGACATGAAAGTGATCCATTTCAGCAATCCGGCAGACGGGCCGGATGGCGGACGCTTCGAAGTCCACGCCAAGGTTAGGCACCGACTTTCCGCGCCGGCCATGACGAATCAACCTGACTGTGGAAATCCTGCGTGTCCCGAGTGCTACAGCCACCTGACCGAACGTGAACGATTGGCAAAGATTGGACTGACGCCGGAAATCCTGAACCCCGCAACGCCAGCGCAGAATTTATGAGCAACGATAAACACGCTTACGGATGGTGCGGGCACATTCTTGTGTCCGACGCAGACCATGATGACGACAAAGCCGCTGGCCCATTCGTCGTCATTCCTGACATGGCATTCCGGTCGCTTGTAGCGGCCTTTGAAAACAATAAGCTAGATGGACGAATTGGCATCGAACGCCTTGGGGTGGTCGATAGCGATTGCTACTTTCTGGCCGTCGGTCATCCCACAACGTTCACGACCGGCTACACCTACTATGGTGCAGTCTTCGAAGAAGCAGAGAACCGCGTCGAAGGCGGGGAGGCCGTTGATCCTAAAGACCGGGACGCCGAATACCTGAAGGCGATGAAGGAAATCTACAACCTCAACATGCCGCCGTGCAAACTGATGATCGGTTGCGCGGTGGAACACTAACCCGACCCCGCCAATGATCACACCTGAAAATCCTCCTGCATTTCCTCTGCCGCCACAACACTTCTCGTCAGGAACTACTATTACACAGGATGGTATGAGCCTGCGGGATTATTTTGCTGGTCAGGTTCTTTGTGGGATGCTCAACAATCAAAATATGACCGACAACATCACCAATCTAGCGACATCCAGTGGCGTGAAAAATATCGACATTCGCGCAAAATACTGCTACGAACTAGCCGACGCGATGCTGGGTGCCCGCGCGCCGAAAGGCGGCGCGGCGTGAGCAATAAATATTCAATCGAGTGGCATGAAGGTTGCCTGAAAAACTGGGAATCAAACATGGTTCGAGAGGATCAACGCGCTGAACGTATCCTCGCAGAATTGGCCGATCAAAGGAAGCGGTTAGAGTTTTACCGCCGCCAAATTACGGAGGCCAAAAAGCAGCGCAAAGACGGCTTTGACCTCGAACGCTTCCTTAAAGGCACCCCCCGCTGAAGACCGCGCCATGAAAATTCCTCGCGTTGGCCAAGTTTGGTGCTACGGGAATCAAAATGGATACCCGAGAACTATCACGCGCATTTCTCGTGGCATGACTGCCCGCACTGAACACGCCGCGCATTGTCTCTTTGTGACATGCTCACCCTCGTGCTACACGCAAAGCCTGCGTTCATTTCTAACTAATTTTGTGCCACAAAAAACTTCGCCATGAACTTCCACAAAACTACGCAGGACGTAGCCAAGGCTATCGACCCCTACGCTCGCAAGAAATATCGCCCTGGCCCTGTGCTGAAGACCTTCGAACAAGTGCTCGATGCTGCTCAACGTGGCGTCTGGATTTTCTATAACCATAAGGCATACCATCCATCGTGGGCACTCAACTGGTCGTTATGGAGAACGAAGCAGGCTCTTGCTGCCGGAAATATCCGCATCGGGATTCGCAACAAAGCGTTCCCTCTCGTCTTTGAGGCTATCTGGACTGGCTCAAAGGCTGAGCCGCGTCCAAACTCAGACTCGTATTACATGACGTGCAGCGAGCTTCCCGGCTATCACAGCCAAGCTCTTGACGCCGAGATCGTTTTTCACCGCGCCTACGAAGTTGCGAGAAAGCATGGTCACTTTGGCGAGGTCGATGTGAAATTTCAGAAGGAGTGCCCGTTTTGAAACCTGTCATCCGTTGCTCCTCTCTCGGCCAGCTTCTTTCCTGCCACGGATCACAGTTGCTTCGTTCACTCGTCAATTCACGCGAAGGCGACGAGTCGCACGAAGGCCAGTATCGGCATTGGGAGACGGCTTGGCGCATCGTCAATGAGCTTGGCGCCGACCAGCCTGACGGTGGGCTTCAACTTCCTCGCGTCCCTGCCGGATACAAGGCACCAAAGGCTAGTGAATGGCTGACAGGTTTCTTTTTCAACCACGCGAAGCACGCCTATCCTGACGACTGGGCGATTGAGGTTGAGCTTCCGATGGCGTATGAGTTCCCGCGATTCATTCTCTCCGGCCACCAAGACTTGAACGGTGTCAACCTCGACGCCTCTGCCTGCCGAGGATCAGACTGGAAGTGCGTTTACAAGCCTGTTCCACCTGCCCCTGAGAATGATCAGGTCTTGGGCTACATCTGCCTCAATGCTCGTGCCTACCCAAACCTAAGCCATCAATCTTTCGACATCGTGCAGCCTCGCATCAGTGAAGACGACACTGGCATCCCTCGCATATCGACCATTGAACTCGACCGCGACATGATTCAGAAATGTCTGCATAGCCTTGAGACGAGAGTGAATGCGGCACTCGACAGTCCGATGGAACTGAACACCGGGCCGCGTCAATGCTCTTGGTGCGATGCTGCAATCTCATGCCCTGCAATAATTCAAACCCGAGAAAACATGAAAATGACGCTCACGCCAGAGATGCTGGCTAAGATTAAAAAAGAACCTGACGACGGGCTGCTCGGCGACATCATCATCGACGCCGGCATTCTCAAGCGGCCTTTCGAGGACGCCAAAGACATCATCAAAGAACGAATCGCCGCCAAAGGCGAAGTGTTCTCTGCCAGCGGCACCCGCATTACCGCCAAGATCACGAAAGGATCGTGGGACTGTCTAGACCCGGTTTCAATGTACCGCACGCTTCACGAACTGATCTCGGACAAGGACAAGCTGGCCAAAGCCCTGTCCTATCCTGGTGGTCGCATCAAAGATGCGATTGCCGAAGACCGCGATATTCCGAAGTCCGGCAAATCCGGCAACAACGCCGAAGCCATTTTTAACGCCTCGCTCGCGCCGTTCTGCGAGCAGGGCACACGAACGATACTGCAATTCGACTGACATGATTGATCTTAAAGGCGACGGTCGCGTTCATGTTACTGTCGTTGATCGTGTGTTTCAATATCGCTTTCCCAAATCAAAGAAGCGAAGAATCCGTCGTAAATGGGCGAAGCGAGAAAGTAATTTCAGGCCAAATATGAATTTAATTGGCGTTCAATTTATAGTGGGCTCGATGGCTCGATTAAAGGAAATCGAATCAAGTGAAAAGCCGACCGTAGATTACGGAGACAGATACCTTGAAATGTCCACAGACCTTTGGTGCTATATCTCGGCAATGAACCCTGATTTTGCAGAACGATGTGACCTATACGAAAATGTCTTAGAAGAACAAAACGGAGTTAAAATGACAGCCAAGGTTTTGATATACGAACCGAACTGACCATGAAAACAAAAACACTTACTAAACCCCAAAGAGATGCTGCTGAAATGGCTGTCGCTAGCTTTATGATTTATGCGGCAGTTGTGCGTTCGCCAGATATTGATGCCTTGTCGAATGAATTTAGGAACAAGGTGATTGGATTAACGTGTCTGATAACTCAAAACATCATACCGCCACAGGAGAAAAAGTTTGTGACAAAATCCATATACAAACAAGTCTTTAAATCTTTGCTCAAAACCTAAATGCAAACCACCCGACACGGCCCAGCCAAGATCACTGACCTCGACGCATTTATGCGGGACAGAGAAAAGCGTCCGCGCAAATACTCGAGAATGCCGCAATGCAATAAAATCAACCGCCTGAAACGCCGTTACATTCAACATGGGCTAAACGGAACGATAAGCAGCCTGTTCGCGCCGACCAAACTCAAGACGGTGTTCAAGGTACTGGCGCGAGAAGAAATGGAGGGAACGTGAGCCCGAACACGCAGGCCGCAGTCATCCAACAGCAACGCCGTTGGCCCGGTCTGTCAGAGCAAGAGGCTCTGGCTGATCTTTGGTCTCATGGAATCAAGGATAACGATACCTATCGTGGATATTACGAGCGCATGGCCAACGCCGAGGATGATGATCACAACGTATTCAAACACCCAAGCCAATTCAATGGCTGGCACGTCGCTATCTGTGAACTCTACAAACCGAAGGTTTATCGTTTCGAGATAAGCCGTTGGCTAAACAACGGTGCAGAGAAACGGATTGGTTACTGCAATCAGGATATTCTGCGAGTCGCTATCGAACAGAGGCTCTGCACTAAGCCGAACGGTTTCATGCTGCCATGAGCCACGAACTCGACTTCCTTCCAGAGAAATACCAGAAGCAGGTAGCCGCTCAACTTCATGCACATAACCCTCGTCGTAAAATATCGAACCCCAAGTCTGAACGTCACCAAGCGGCAGCATTGGACGAAGCAGTTGGCGACCAAGCAGCGTGCGATAGTCGCCCTATCGTTCGCTTTACGCTCCACCGCGTCAAACCCCTTGATCCAGACAACGCAGCCGGAAGTTGCAAAGACTTGCTCGACGGCCTGCGACACGCTGGACTTATTCCTGGCGACGAAGCATGGCGTATAAGGTTCGAGACTGAGCAAGAGAAAGTGGCTCACTACACCGACGAGAAAACCGTCATCGAAATCATCACGCCATGAATCCGCTTTACTCTGACCGCCCCGGCTGCCAAATAACCATAACCCAGCTTACGAAATGAACATCGAACCTGCCTCGTCAGAGTTAGATTTCGTCACGCCAGTCGTAACAGCGCCGCTTCAACCGCCAACCGTCGAAAAGTTCAAGGGCCGATTGCCAGATTCACCAGCCGAGATTCCAGAGGTAGATATTGACGACGAGGAGCCGAAGGTTGACGGGCGGAAAGGGCATGGCGGTCTATCGCCGCGCCGCAGGGAAAGTTCTTGGCCAAGGGTCATGGCGATGTACCTGAAAGACAGATTCACTTTTGAACTGCATCGAGGCCCAATTACGCAGGCCCAACTTACCGATTTGGTTAATGGCCTAGATTCCAGCATCTGGAATGTTGTGGTTTGGGATAAAATGCCAGATCGCGCAGGCATGTTCAGCATCGAGGATGAGGCTTTAAATGGATAGCGAGATAGATTTTTTGGAGGATGAGGCAGAGGAGTTGCCTCCAGAGGTGTCGCTACCGATGCCGAATGGCTTTGCGCTACGCGACTATCAACTGCGGTGCCTGATTGCGATTAACGAAGCATGGCGCAATTACAGTCGCGTGCTCGTCGAGATGCCAACCGGCACTGGCAAGACCGTCGTTTTCGCTCGACTTATAAAAGAGGAGATCGAGTCCGGCGGTCGTGTGCTGCTAATTGCACACACCGATTTTCTGCTTCAGCAGGCCGCTGAAAAGCTGGAGGATGCCGGCGTTGAATGCGAGAGAGAGAAGGGTGATGAACACGCATCTCTGTCAGCCCGAGTTGTCGTCGCGTCCATTCAGACGATAGCCAAAGACAACCGGCTGATGGGTTTTCCTGACGATCACTTCACGCTGGTCGTCGTAGATGAATGTCACCGACAGCTCGCTTTTTCGTACATCAAAGTCTGTTGCTATTTTCATTTCGGCGAGGCTTCGCTCGACGAGGCATGGGTGATGCCGGAGCCTGGATTCCCGTTCAAATACAAGGCGCGTTGCTGCGGGTTTACGGCCACGAGCGACCGAGGAGATAAGCGTAGCCTCGGTGAATTTTATCAAAGTTGCGCCTATTCGTTTGGATTGATCGAAGCCTGCCGAGACGGTTATCTCGTGCGTCCAATCGTCAAAAATATCCCACTGAAGATAGACCTGAAAGGTGTTCGAATCAGCCGAAGCCAAGGTGGTGCTGATTTTGACAAGATGGAAGTTGCGGCTCGACTCACGCCGTTACTTCGAGAACTCGCGGCTCAGATCGCCAAGGAGGCTATCGACAGAAAGGTGATCGTCTTTGTCCCGTCAGTCGATTCAGCGCAGCGTATGGCCGAGGCTGCCGCTGAAGTCGGGTTTCACGCGAGCTATGTTTCCGGTGCCTGCCAAGATCAGGACGCCAAGATCAAGGCGTTCAAGGCTGCTGGGCCGGGAACGCTGATCGCCAATGCGATGCTACTCATCGAGGGATTCGATGCGCCTGATGTGTCCTGCATCTGCGTGCTTCGTCCGACAAAGATCAGAAGTCTTTACGTCCAGTGCTGCGGGCGCGGTTCCCGTCCACTCACAGGCACGCTGGACGGGCTTAATACCGCCTCGGAGCGTCTTGCGGCTATCGCAGCCAGCGGAAAAAAGGACATGCTTATTTTAGACCCACTCTGGCTGTCAGACCGCCTCGACCTAATCCACCCGATCGACCTTGTAGCCACACGCGCCGAGGTCAGGCAGAAGATGGCCGAGGCTATTGAATCCGGCGCGACGACCGACCTACTGAGCCTCGAGGCCACCGCCACCCGCGACCTGATGAAAAGCCTCGAGGCGGCGGCAAGGAAGCACGCCAACAAGCAGGCCAGGGTGATCGATCCTCTGAGTTGGGCGGTGAGCTTGGGCGATGCTGCGCTGGGCTCATTCGAGCCTCAGACGGCATGGGATGAACTTCCGGCGACGGTTGGCCAGCTCGATTTTATAAAAAAGCAGCACATCGACACGACGCATATCGTCTTCCGAGGCCATGCGAATAAAATCATCGCACGGTTACTCGCTAGGATGAAGACCGGCCTTGCTACGCCTTTGCAGTTGAACTTCCTTCGCCAACTCCAAGTGCCTGAAGAAAAGGCTATGACGATGACGATCAAGGAAGCGTCAGCCGCCTGCGACGCCATACTGAAAGAGAAACAAGCCCGTCGTGCCATCCCCGCATGAACGAACCGCAACCAGCCTGCTACACGGCGGAGACCATTCTGCGCGATGGATACCTGCTGGCCGTAAAATACGACGCGCCTGCCGAGACTCAGGAGCGGCTGGCTGCGGCTCACAGAACCGTGGTGAATGGTAGGGAAGAACCCCATCGCATTCAGCACACCGAAGGCGCATTATGCGGAAATGAATCACTCTCCTTATCCAACGTCACCTAAACCGCTAAGGCTGCATATTGGGGGTCAACACAAGCGGGAGACAACTTGAGCCGGGGTGCGGGGGCATCCCGGCTCTTTGCTTTTATGGAATAGTCGCTATCGATTTACCGTGAGGCTGACCGCCCTGCTCCCGAACCAGCCATGCCACATCCGCCTGCATCTGGTGCTGCGCTTCTTTAAGCTCAAAAATCTGCGTTTGGAAAGACTCCAGCTTCGCCTGCAAATTCGTGGCCCACACTCCGCAGGTAAAAGCCCCGCTGAGGCCGGCAATGACGACAGCCCAAGACATCCACGCCCCCTTGCCTTTGATGCGGAATGGCACGCCGGTATTGTCATCTTGGCGCTGCCAATGTTTCGGGGGCATAGTATTATTTTAGACTAACGCTTGGTTGATCGCCGCCTCGTAGTTTGCGAAGATGTGGTGAAGGCGCACGCTCAAAATCGGCACATCGGACGGCGCAGGCAGATGGATCGTTTGTGGGACGTCAGGATACATCGGTGCAGCCAGCGGCACAATATCACCATCCACCCAGTAGGCTGCGGCAATCTGTGCCTTGGCCAATACGTCCGCGCCCACCAGCTTCGGACAGGCGTAGAGTATGGCTGGGAGGCTGAGCATGGCTGAAAGCGTGATCGCGAGCGGACCACCCCGGCTATGTCCAGTCACGCGGGCAATAGAATAGGAGTCTAATGGTTTCCCTGATACCCACCGCCAGCTCTTGGCCGTCTGCCAGATGCCGCGAGCCATGACCCCCAGCGGGGTGTCGATCTGAAAGAAGTCGAAGTCCAAAATCCATTCAGCGGCGTCACGCGTGCCCGCAATAGCTAGAGTCAATGACCCGTCTGGCTGGCCCACCAACGCGCCGTAGGGCATCGGCCCGTCAATATCGTCGCCAAAGAGGGTGTCCACCAGTCCCGAAACCGTTCCGGCCACAGGAAGGGCATAGGCCGCTTCCTGAGCTGGAAAGAAAGGTCTCGGGTCGAAGAGCATTATTAGGGAACCAGCGAGGGATTAGCTTGCGCGACAGCGATGGCGGCATTGATGCCGGCCACAATGTCCTTCAGCTGGCTCCACTCTGCGCCTTGGATGAGCGTTGGAGAGGCTCCGGCGTTCACCTTGGCCACATCACCGTTGATAGCGTCGATCACGCTCACGACGGTCAAATCAACCTTGGCGTTTACCAAGTGTGCGACGTAACCGGCGAGAATGGAGTTGTCGGCGGGCGTGAGCGCCACACCAGAAGCCACGCCCGGCAAGTCTGCGGCGAGCTGCTGAAGCTGAGGAACGGTCGCCAGCTTGTTTTGGATGGCGTAGGATGCGCCGATCTCGGCCCCGTTGGTCAGGGCATCTGCGGACACGACAGCGGTGATCTGTGCCCCGGTGCAGCCAGAAAGGATGACAACGAGTGCTAGCAGTGGAAGCAAAAGCGCAGCGTAAAGAGCCGTGCCGATATTGTAACGGATGTTTTTCATGGTTGTTTTGTGGGAGGAGTTGGCGGAGGTGTCGAATCTTTAAGAAGCTGATTTCCTACGTTGACGAGAAGCGCGATCACGATGCCCACCCAGGCGGGGACGTGGTCGTTTGCGGCTAACTGCGGGATGGCGGCCTGCGCCATACCAAGGATGGCCACTGATTCTGCGATGGCGTTGCGGATTTTTGGGTTCATATCTATGATTTGGTTTTCGGTCTCAAAAAAGCGATTTGTTCTACTTTAGTCAGCGAACCAGGTCCATGTTGGCGGGGCAGAGTAAGTCAGTGTAATAGACGATCCAACCTTCAACCTGAATCCCCCTGATGTCAGCCCGGTTGCGGTGCCACTCACTTTCACGATAGTCACTGTGCCCCCCGTCAGGTAAACTGTCACATCAAACGGAAATGGGTTAACGAGGGTCACAGTTGTGGCGGGCACTGATGGCGCAACTAACACACCGAAAGGATTAATTCCAATGCAGTCGCGAATGACGACGGTAGGGCCATAAGTGGAAAGGACGGATTGGTTGTTTAAAGGGGTTCCAGAACCAGAGCAATCGAGATTATTTACGACAACACTATTGGGAAATGCAGCCGTTCCAAGGGTCAGGCCCTTCGTTGTTGTTGCTGCCCCAACATTTATTTTCACTCTTCCCGGTGAACTAGCCGCATCATTTTGCAGGAGGTATCCGTACTGCCCGATGTCTGCCAAGCAGTTATTGAACGAGATCAAGTCTATGTTGCAGGTGGCGCCCAAGTGGAATGCTGCACCGCCTGTCGCGCCGGCGATACCGCGCACATTAGAGAACTCGACATCATACCCCGCACCGTTCAGTAAAACCCCGTCGCCTGTGGCTCCGTTTACGCCACCGGCAACCCACCCGGTATTGAACACGATCCGGTTACAAACTGCCCCGCCAGTGGCATTGAACACAATGCCATTATTCATCTGATCGACAACGAAGTTTGAAAAATAGTAGTCGCTACAAGCTCCACCCGCCGTGGGCTGAAGGCTCATTCCGGTGTCGAAAGAATTAACCAGGAAGTTTGAAAAAACAACGGTGTCTTGGACCACGCTAATAGGGAAACGAATACCAATCGACCCCGTGACAACGGGATTTGACCCTACAAGCGCGAATCCGTTTCCGTAAATCAAAGATGTGGAAGTTTGGAGATCGAGCCCGATGCTCGCTCCAGCCACGGTGATATTCGTATTATTACCAAGGAAATAATGCAGCGCAGACGTTCCGGTCAGCCCAACGCCATTCCATGAGGTGCGTATGTTTACGTTGCCGGCCACGAATGATTCCGTTCCCCCGTTGATGTTAACTACGTAGCCCGATGAACGCACGCCTGAGTCAGTTAGGCTAATATTTGTGACCCCCTGCTGCCCTCCCGCAGCAGTAAGCTTGATGCAGTCACCCGTGGTGCCGGTGAATTTTATCGTTCCTCCACCATAACCTGAAACGACCTGATTTGACTGCGTCAAAAGGATCGGGCCGCTGGCTGTCTGGTTATAAAGGAAAGTGCCAAGAGGGAAATTAATCGAGCCCCCAGGTGTAAGTGAATTTGCGTAGGCGACGAGATTCAAAATCGCCGCAGAGTCATCGGTAGAGTTGTCGCCCCGACAGCCAAACCAGTAGGCGTTGACCGCTCCCGAGTAAGAAAGAATCCACCTTCCAGATCCCGCGTTTGGCGCGATAATTGTCCCGCCATTGTCCGTGGAGCTACTCGCCGAATTGTAGACGTAGGTGCGCGTGCCTGCGGCATCGCCTGCGGAATAGTAGCCAAGGACGTTCTCCGCATACCCCGTAGAAATACCACTCACAGGCAGTGCCTTCAATGCAGCAATCGTCGAACATGATGGCATCAAGATACCCATTGCCGGAAGGGTTACGCCGCCGTTAAGATCGATTGTACCAGCACTGAAGTTCCATATTCCTGTTCCATTATCAGTTCCGTTCATCACCTCAATTCCGTTCATCGCAAATGTCTGAGCTGATGGAATGCTAATTTGTCCTGTCAGTGCGTTCGTTCCATCGCTCTTTTTCTGGACATTGGTATATACGGTCTGCGCTATGCATGAAGCGGACAATAACAATACCTGTAGAAATAAAATAATGCGTTTCATTGGTAAATTTTAGGCTGGTACTTGAGCGCGAAGCGGCTGCCAGACAGATGAAGCATTGAAGTAAACTTCAAATGTCGCGGCAGCACTTATTCCGTCTGTGTTGTACGAGAAAAGTAGAGGGCCACCTATCGTGCCAGAAGTAATGTTTATTGTTATTCCAGCTGTTGCCGGAAGTTCAGCGCGGATCACGCATCGATCACCTGCGGTGCGATTGATGGTATCTACAAAAACGATGCGCGTACTAGCAGTACCACCAAACGTGATGTCTTCAGTATGAAGTCCTGAACCCGGAGAGACCTCAGAGTTTCCGCCGTTATTGGTCTGTGAATTAAAGGAGGTTTCCATAATCGGCGGTGGAAATGGTGATGGCCCCGGAGGCGGATTGTAAACGGCGGGGCCGGATCGGGTTTTCATGTTTAGTTCCCATTAGATGTTCCGTTTCCGAACTTGAAGCAATTCAAAATAGCGGCAGCTACGGGTGCGGCGGCGTACTGCAACGCCCCGATGTCCCATGCGGCGGAAGGTGGGCGAGTCACGCCAGCGAAGTCCATCGTGAAGAAGGACGATAGATTAACCCCTGCGGAGATCGCGGCACTGGTCGGCTGCGGGACATAACTACCGTTGAGATTCGGGTTTCCGTTGGTTCCATGTGTATCGAACCCGTCGGACTGCCACTGCGCAAACGTCTGCGGGTTTGAACCGCCGCTGGACGACCACGAATACGCCTGCCCGGAGTTCAGGTTATAGCCCAGATTGTAATCCGCCGTGGCCGTGTAAAGGTTAACGTGAAAAAACGCGATGGCCGTCCCATCCCCAGAGAATAGATTATTCTTTAGTAACACCGTCCCAGAGGTTCCGCTAAGAGCATCTATATCTACGCCAATTCCTGAAGAATTATAACCAATTGAGGTGTTATTGTAGTAATTCAAAGTCGTGCCTGTACCATACTTGTTGTCAAAATATATGTTACCGTTGTTAGGATTTCCGGTTGAATCCGCTAAAAATATGTTGTTATAGATCGTGAAAGTTCCGAGAAGATCGCCTGAAAGGAAGATATGAGCAGTAGCATTGGTTCCAGCACCGGGGCCTATCTGGTTATCATAGATCGTCGCCCCGGTGATGCCCCCGCCAGATTCAGCGTATCCATAAAATCCGTTGTGATGGTAAAGGTTCGATACCGAATCATCCCAATTAGAGAAATTATAAAATAGGTTATGGTGGATTGTTGCCCCGGTGAGGTTCTGTCCAGAGGTTCCTGCGTCCCCGAACGAAGATCCCCAGTTGCAATTATAGGCCGTGCAATAAGACACTTCCCAAGTCGTGCACGCGCTCCCTCGGTAGGCGGCGGCGACACCAGTATTCATGTCATGGAACACGCAATTTGTGACCTTTAGGTTGGTCAGGTTTCCTGAACTGTTTAGCACATAAATACCGCTGCTGCTGGAAGCACCTGCGCTTTCATCAGTCGAAGAATTTCTGACGTATAGGTTTCGGATTACCAACCCTTGGATCGTCAGGTTGTTGCAGTCGGTTGCAGCAATTGCATTCGTAACTGCGGTATTGGCCAACCCCGTCCCATTAGCCGTGTTTTGGATGTACCCGTTGGTCGTTCCAGCCGCGCCCGGGCCTCCGATAGTACCGGTCGCACCACCATCAATCGTGATGTAGTTATTATTTGCGAGAGTGAAAGCGGAGTTCCAAACCGTCGTGCTCATGGACGCACCTGATGCGAAGAGGTAGGTAATCGGGTTGCCGGATGCTCCGCTACCATTGACCGTGATGCCACTGGTGATCGCCCCATTCAGGCTCACTGTATCACCGGCAGCTGGCATATGTCCATTGAGGGTTGTGATGCTCGCGGCATTGCCTATGGAGCTGCCATTGCCAGACCCAGCACCGGATTGGGTGACGTAGTACGTGGCAGCGGTTAGGCGCACCGTCAAAATAAGGCTTAAAATAAAATACCTCATTGGAAATTTGTATAAGCGTATCCTGCTCCGCCGTTGTAGAGAGTCGCGATACTGGTAGTGCCGGTTAATGGCAATGCCCGACCAACCCAGTACCCTACTTGGCCAATTGAGCCATTGTAGGATGCAGTCCCAGTAGCATCCTGAAACACTTCAAAGTTACCGATTCCGGAGAATAATGTCGTGCTCCATGCCGTAGTCGCGAAAGCGCCGCCATCAAAACTGATCTTTATATTGGATCCGTCCCACTCGGCCACAATCAAATGAAAAGTGGTCGTATCTGTAAATGCTGTGGAAGCTGTAACGGATGTACTGGTTGTTCCATTTGCACTTACCTGCAACACTGCCTTAGAAGACGGGGCATCCCAATAAATAAGCCATTCGATAGAAGTAGGATTGCCTCCCTTTTCTGCAAAAGTAGGATAGGCAGCTTGTGTCAAGCTGGCAGCTTTAGTCCAAAAAGCTACTGTGAAACTATTGGAACCGGGGCTGAATGAGCCTACGCTAGCCAATGTAAAATTATTACCCGGAGCTCCGTTGCTCGTTCTACAATTTGTTACTATGCCAGCGGACGAACCAATCGTTCCATTCAGTGTCATATTGTGCGCAGCGAATATGTCGGTTGCGCCAGACCCCGCCGAATCGTCCATGTTGTAAAAAGCCACCAAGTTCGTCTTGAAATTGTTGGATGCAGCCGTTGTATACGCCGTCAGCAAGCATTGCTGCGCCGCTCCACCAAAGGCCAGAGAAGCGAAAAATAGACCTGCGAAAAATATCAGTTTTTTCATGAGATCAATTCATTGAGATGAACCAGCGCGTGCTCGCGACCTTGACCGCCGTGGCGGTGTGGCCGGCCAGTAGTGTTACCGATCCCGTCGTGCCCGCAGGAGACAGCACCAGCGTGTCTGACGTGATGGCAATCGTCACCGTGCCCGCGCTCGTATCGTTGTAGAACGAGAGTGAAGTGCCAATAGGTGCCGCGACGTTCGCGTTGCTGTCGATCGTCCACGTCCTCGCCGTCGTGTCTGCACTGGGATGGTAGATGATGTCGCCTTGGTCGGTAAGCAACGTCGTATAGGCCGCCGACTGCGAGTTGACGTGGATGTGGGGATATTGGTAAGTGGGATTGGCCGAACCGTTTCCAGTAAGCACGGTGTCCGCTGCACCAGCAGCTGTCACTTGGGGAACGGCTCCCGCGCCGCCACCCACCACTACGCCGTACTGAGTCAGGACACCCGATGAAGCGAGCGTCCCTGATGCGGTGTAGGCGAGGACGCCACCAGATGTGCCGGAGGTAAGACCAGTTCCGCCGGCCGCTACAGTCAAAGGTGAGGCAAAGATGTCGTCCGAGTAAAACCAGATGCCGTTAACATACTCGAAATATAGCTTGTGGTCGCCGGATGGAGCCGGGGTGATAAGCGTGATCGTTGCGCCGCTGCCGCCGAATCGCTGCACGTTGCCCGAAGTCGTGAAAGTGGAAGTGCCGTTGCAAGCCAATGCGTATAACGTGAAATTGTTCCCCGAGGCCGGCGAACCTGGCAACGTGATCGAAGTCGTCGTGCCATTGGTGAACGGCGTAAAGTAGAGCTTACTGCCCACCGAGGGTGCGTTGGTTGCGCCTGTGGTGCCTGCGGAGGCTGAGATGGTGATGGAGGTTGCGGTGGCACCTCCAAGAGCCGGAGTTACAAGCGTAGGGGACGTGGCGAAGACGAGTGCTCCCGTGCCCGTGGCACCAGTAGAAGTAACCCCCTCGATGGTTTGATGGCCTGTGAAGGTGTTCGCAGCGTCAGTTCGTGCGAGGGTGGCATTCGTTGATGGGAAGGTCATCGTCGTGCTGTCAGTGCCGGCCAGCGTAATCGAATTGTTGAATGTGAGTGTCTTTGCTGCGGCACCTGTCAGCGTATAGGTCCCGGTAGTGAACGTGTTGCCGTTTACGGTAGTGGGAGTGATCGCACCGAGCGTCAGCGTAATAGCTGGCGTGGTTGTAGCTGTCGCAACGCTTCCTGAAACGCCGTTGTTTGTAACCACTGAAACGCTTGTGACCGTGCCTGAGCCACCACCACCACCAGGATTATAGGTATTCCCGCCGCCGTTTGATGGATATTGCGCCTGAGCAATCGAAACTCCTGCGATAAGAACTGAGATTAGATAGCGGAGGAGTTTCATTTACTTGTATTTCCTCCAGATGAATTGCACGTTGGTGCCGGTCGCTGATTTATCATTTCTCCGAACCTGAATCTCCATTGCATTTGCCACAACATTGATGACGATACCTGAGTTTGCGCCAATCGTAACAAATTGGCCGGGCGCGTCGGTGCTCGCACAAGCAATGTCAAGTGCCACTCCGGGATTGATGATCGTGACTTCATCTGCCGGGATATTAGGCAGTGAGACGAAGGCAGAACCGGGTGAGCCGGTGTTGACCGAATTATTGGCTCCCCATGAGGAGGTTGGGTTGAAAAAGTTTTGAGGCATTTTGATGATAAGTTAGAAACCGAGAGGTGTTCCGATTTGGTTGGCTGGTGTGGATGGACTTCCGAGTTGATTTTTTGCGAACTGCCGACCGTCTTCGGCCTGCTTTAAGACCTGCGCCTTGTCCCCGCTTTTATCCCATGTTGGCGTGGACATCAATGCTTCAATTGCAATTGGTATCAGGCTTTTGTTCACAAACTGATCTGGAACAGGGATGGTTGTGGCATTGTCGTAATCGGCCTGCGTGAGCAGTTTTGGCCAGTAAGACATGCGTGCGTTTATCGCATAATTTTGATCGGGTGCCGGTGACACACGGAGCACAAGAAGCGGCTCGTTTCCTTGGGAATTTCCGAGTGGCTGAACCCACCATGTCAGAGGCCGACCGACCGTTTGCTGGAATGGCCATGAGAGTAGCTGACTTGGAGCCTTGGCCAGTTCGATATTGATTAATCCTGTGGCGCCTTGGGCGAAGCGAGGATTGCCCACAATCCGGTCAAAAGGATAGCGGGTTGAATAGACCGCATCACCATAGATCGTGGAAACAACGGTGCCCGTCGGCCCAAGGTAGGGATTAAGCAAGGTGTCTGGACTTGCCCCAATAATCTGGTTCCAGCTCGAGTCTCCGGGAAGAACAATAGACCGACCAATTTCAGCCGCAGTAAAAAGGCTCGAGGCAAGTTGATTTGATCCTTGTACGGGTGAAAGCGTTACCGTCGTCGGTGCAGGCAGAAGAAAACCTTCCGTCAACTCCTTGAAATATGCCGGTAGAGAGTTGTAAATCTCCTGAAGCGCAGTGTTCGCCGCCTCCAGCACATCGAACTGCTCGCTCAGCGTGAGCTTGGTAAAGTCATTGCCGCGAGCCCGGCGCCCAATACTGTAAACTAGTTGTGTGACCGTAATCATTGATTATCGACAACCTCCCTTCCTGGGTTGCGCGGCTGGACATTCGGGAAGCCGCCTGTCGCGCCAAGACGCTGCATGGCAACCTCAGCGTCGGCAGTAAGTTGCTCGAGCAAGTCTGGCCGGCTGAATTGACTGCTGCGGGTCACCAGCATGCGGGCGATAGGCAGAAAGATGCTCTCCGTGTATTCGTGGGCAACTGGCAGTAGCGCGGTCGATCCTATATTTGCCACGGTGTACGATGGGGCACCAGCAATCGCGTCAAACGTGATGTTCCCGTTGGAATTTGGAACTGGGGCGAGATAGATCGAAATCTGATCGATGTCCGACTGTGGAGAGCCGCTGACCTGATTTTGAACCCAGTATGCCGATGGGATTCCCGTGGCCTGTCCATAGGTCGAAGACCCAAGGAAAATCCTGTCGTACTGGTCAAGCTCACCACGGCTGGCAATGGCCCGCAGTGGTTTCACGTCATTCAGCCGCATGTTTCCGAGCACAGCCTGAGTGCCGAGAGCCAGAGGGTAGATGGACGTGCCGGCCTGGATATTTTGCGTAATCCTCGTCCGCGTGAAGTAATCCTCGCCGGCTGCCTGAAGCTGCTGCAACGCTGCGTTAATCGCTACAATCACGTCCTGCTGAGCCAAGGCGGGTGCCAGCGTCGGATCGGAACCCTCGATACCGAGCTTGCTCAAAAGGTCATTGGCGACTTGGATGATTTGAAGTGACATCGATCATGCAGGTACGAGGGCAGATTTTGGGCCGGGTTTCTTTTTCAGACGGTGCGGGGCAAGGCGCTCGAGAGTATCCTCGGCGCGGGCGACAAGAATTTCGTCAGTAGTGTCTTCAGCGATCGGCAGTTCATCTGCGGTCAACGGTGGCGTGATCTGCGCCGGAGGGTTCTCCTCCACGAACTTCACCAAAGGGAAAAGCGAGTGATAGCGTGTAAAACAGAGGGTGAATGCGTCGTTGAAATTGGTTTCATCGAACACCTTGTTTTGAAAGAGGTAGCATTGGTGTGCTTCGCTCCATTGAAACTCGCCTCTCGAGTAACCGTTTACGCGGGGATGCCCGGTGAAGTATATGATGATTTTCGACATAAAGTGAAGCTGGCCGGAGGTTTAGTCCGGCCAGCTTGTGAGTCAACGACTCGTATTAAACGACCGTCGGTAGCGCGAGTTCCGGGTAAAGAATCGCGTGTTCCATCTGGACGTAGCCCGGATAGACACCGCGATTGTTCTTGCGGAGCACCTGACCGAAGACGGTCGTGATGTAGGTGTTGGTCTGGTGTTCGCCGTCAACCAGCCATTGCGTGCGGTTGTTGCGATACATGCCGTAGCCACGGAGCATTGAGCCAGCAGCCAGCATGACCGTGCGGCCAATCGGGACGCCATTGGCATTGCACTGGACGATGGTGGCGCCTTGGGGGTGGGTCTGCGTGTGCAGGTTGGCCCAAACACCCGTGCTCCACGTCACATTGCCCACGGTCAGGAGAGCGACCGGGCCGTTCTGGACGGGCGCGAGACGCTTGGTGATCGTGATCTGATTCCCGTTGTTTCCGGTCGTGTAGGCATACATGCAGGACTTGCCCGGATCGGTCGGGGCATTGCTCGGATTGACGATCAGGAAATACTTCTCGTCGGTCGGTGGGCTGAACGTATCGTTCGCCAAGAAGGGGAACGCATAGTTCGAGAAGAACCGGAAGTATTGCTTGAGGGTGTCTGGAGCGCCGACCGCCAGACCGCCGCCAGTGATAGCGATGGCCGAGGTTCCAGCCGTGATGGCCGTGCCAAGGAAGCCTTTGGCGTTGAACGCGCTGCCGACTGGGCCGTTGCCGTCGTGATCGATCGGATTGTACTCACGGATGGAGTGACCGTCGATTTCGGCATAACCGCCCGTATAGAGAGGATTCTGCTCGTAGTTCTCACGGGGCATCGCCTGTTGCAGCATGAGCTGGTAGCCTGGGTCTTGCTTGAGGCTGAAGAGGCCAGGCGTGACGCCGACCACGCAGTACTTGAGCACGTCAGTCCCGCGAACAACCGCCGTTTTGCACGGCTGGCCACCGAGGGGCTTGAGGGCTTGTCCCATCGTCAGAATGCTGTTCAGCGATAGGCTGTCAGCCGACTTAAGCAGGCCAATGCTGGTTTTGCCGTTGGCAAACACCGTGTTCTGAGAACCGCCACGGAGGCGGTAGGTCATCATGGCGCGAGCCGTTTTTTCACGGCCCATCCACTTGCCGAGTTCCTCGACTTGGCCGGAACGCAGTTCGCCCATCATACCCATGTACTCGTCAGAGCGACGGGTGATCGACGTGGCGTTGCGCAGGTAGTCGGCGTCCAGTTCAAAGGAGCTGATGTTATCGACTTCGAAGTCGGTGGGCTGGGTGAATTGATTATCGCCCAACTTGCCGGGGCCGTAGTAGCCCGAACGGACGGTGACGCGGAACTTGAGGCCGGCGCCCTTGCTCGTGTCGTTAGTGACCCAAATCGGATCAGTCCGATTCGCGCCTTCAAAAGTTGAGAAGAAGTCTTCGGTTTGTTCGAAGACGTCGATATTCTTCTGCCAAAGGATGCGCAGAGAATTTGCATCGAGTGCCGCAAGAGCGTCACCCGTGTTATTAGTGCCGAGATTCCATGACATGGTAGTAAAATTTAAATGCCTGCTGGATGCCTTCCAGAGAGGGGATTCATCGCACTAAAACCGGGCTTAGAACTCCTTAACCCCGAAACCTGCCATCAGTTTTCGTAGGTCTGCGGGAGTGCTTGCGGCGGTGATTTTCTTTGCGATTTCTCCGTTTGGACTTGTCGCGGGCGGTACAGTCGAACCTGTGGGCAGGATGTTCTTCTTGGGAGCGGCTGCGGCGGGCGCGGGTTTAGTCGGCGCGGGCTTGGCAATCTTACTCTTGGGTGCAATACCCATCTCCTTCGCAACCATCTGCGCAATTCGCAGAGGTTTTTCCGGGTCAAAGTAGAGCGGGTCTTTGTTGGCTTGGAGTTCCCCCTCAATTTCCAACATTCTTTTCCCAAACTCGCTGTCTGGCTTTGCGGCGTCTTGGTAGAGATCGGCTGCCTTGCGCTCGGATGCCGAGAAGTTGCGTTCGTAATCAGCGGCGGCTTGCACCTGCTGCTGTTCAGATTGCTTCTCGATTACATTGCGTTGGCGGTCGAGACGGCGAAGGTTGCGGTCAATTTCATCAACTGATTCGAAGTTGAGGTCTTTGACGGCTTTGGTTCGTTCTGCCTCGAGACGTTCGATAGTGGAATCAACCGCTTCGATAGTCTGAGGAAGGTCGGAACCCGGCTTGGGCGGCTCTGGTTCGGCGGGCGCTGCGGTCGGGGTTTTAATTCCGAGTTCGGCGCGGGCGTTCATCAGGGCTTCTTCCATTGTCAAGCTGGGGTCGCCCCGCATAATTGAAATGGCTAATTTGCCTGCCTTGTCGTCTTGCTTGAGTCTGAGACGAAACCGATTCTTTTCCGTGGCCTCGGGTTCACCCTCGGGGGCCGTATCTGGTTCGGCTGGAGTCTCAGGTTCGGCTGGTGTCTCTTCGGGCTCGGCAGGGGTTTCACCGCCTTCGGGCTCGGCTGGGATTTCGGCTGGTGTCGCCTCGGCTGCGGGTGGTTTCACCTCCGCAGGCGGCGGCGTTGCCGGTACGGGATCAGGTGCCTTTGGAGCACGGAGATCATCCATCATCTTTCTGACATCTGCCGGAGTGGACGCGCTTTTGACTTTGTTCGTAAACTCCTGCGTTGCTGGTAAAGAACTAGGCGGCGGTGAGGCTGCCGGAGTGACTGTAGGTTCTGCGGTTGCAGATTGCGGGGGAGACCCGGCAAGTGCTGTTGACATAAATGACTTGTGCTTACCGCCGAGAATTATTGTCAAAACATTTTCTGTGGATTGGCCTACTATCCGTGTTATCTCTTGAAAAAAATGCCAGACGGTAAGTAGATGATTCGGTGTCTCCCGACCTGCAAAATCGAAGTCCTCAAGTTGAACGCCTTCCTGATCTTCGTCTTCGGGTAACAAGGATTTACGATGTCCTTAACAATGTTCCGAAGACACCGGCAGCGATTTTGTCGGCGTGCTGGTTGCCTTGGGCAACGGCGGACGCCTCCTATGCTAACTGCCTACTGATAAAGCAGGATGTGAGCGGTCAGGTCGGCCCGTTTGAAGAACCATGCAAGGAGCCGCCTATTCTCACTCGGGTTTACGAACAGATTTCACCGACCGCCGAGACGCAGGTGGGTAATTGCGGATTAGAAATCGGCCCGCAAAACGGTTTAACGGTAATTATTGCCGAGTTCCTTCAGTTTTCCGGCCAGACCCCAACCTACGGCGTTCCTGGCACGACAACCGCCCCGGCACCGTTCGCCTCGTATCTAATGAAGACCGAGGAGCGGACGGATGACGGGACGCTCCAGAGGATCAAGCGCACTTACATCAACAGCGGACAGATTTCTTTGGACACCGAATATCTGAGGTCAGTCGATACCGGAACGACAGGCGTTACCAAGACGACGATCAAATATCTCAGCGAGATTACGGTTAATTCAAATCCGATAACGCAACCCGGTGGAACCGCCTTACTTCAGAGCAGTTATGATAATGCTGATGGATACAGAATTTGGACGATGGTTTATGCCAGTGGAACTGGCACCGTCGAATCGTCCATAGAATACAAGAACAATGGGCTGCTCGTAATTTACAGCATAACGGCGCTGACAACTCCACCCACTGCACCGTCACCGACCATCGGAGGCACCGTCGTCCTGATTCGTTCATCGCATCGCAATAGCCCGCGACTCGAGGAAGGAGCCATTGTTTATGATTATGTCTGGGCTGAAGGGTTGGGGTTGATAGAAAGTTCAATAATTGTTCGTGAAGATGGGTTACGCGATCAGACATACGTTTCGCTTGGAACAAAACAGACTCCGACAGGCGCCATAGTCCGCGACGAATCCGAGCAGATAGATGGTGTCACAAAATACACGGTCACAGCCCGTCAATCTGCGGCTGGAGGAGCCCCGTCAGGTTACTCATTGAGCTATCAGCGATACCATCAGTTCAGGTATCCTGGTCGTCTGAAAGCGTACATATACACTGCGGCTAGCGGTAAAAGATTTCTGGATGTTTTCAAATCACCCCCGGTTGACGTTGACATCCTCGCAACCGTCACAATCACCTACCAGACGACAAACACAATTTCCCTTGTTGGAGGGTATCCATTTTGGCAGCCTACCGATGGCGCCACCATACAAGGCGATTGGGTTGGGCTCAATAACTATCAAGCTAATTTGGTTGAAAGCTGGCCGGGATATAGGGCTGTAAATTCTAGCGCATCGATAACCTCTTCCGCATCTCAGCCGAACGACTCCGTTTTTGGTAATCTGGCGTATGGAGGAACAGCCGCCTCTATTTCCATTTCTGGTGGCCCGGCTAGTCCGGACAATAATAATTACACTATCGGCGTGCCTATGTTAGAATACGTTTTTACTGACACTTCTGGCACAAAATACTATCGCCAGACACTTGTAACAGCCACCATACCAGCCCAGCCTGCATTACCAGTATGAACAATCCTTTACACGGCTTTCAAGTTGGCCCGCTTGACTCGGCTCATCATTCTACGCCAACCAGTGTTTTCGGCTTCGCATCAAGGCCACCTGAACAAAATCGCGTTGACCGAACAGCGATGTCTCCTAATAGTGAAGGGGATAGGCGTTGGATGCCTCAATTAATAAGCGCGTCTGGTTCAGTTACGGTCGGGGCTGGAACATCCACGATGTCTGGAACAGCGAACATTACCTCATTTTTCTATTAATAAAACCAATGAACGCAGCCTCAAAAGGTCGCCGTGGACCGCACAAATTATTCCGAGGTAATCAATCTCAGTTTACCAATGGAGAGATGGCGACAAATTCACCCGACCAAATGATTCGAAATCCGACAGGATATGATCCAAACGATAGCACAAAGTTGATTTACGGGGATAATCAGCAGCATCCTACTTATGGCGCGGATGGTGAAATCAATTCGGAATACACACGGAGCATGGGCACAAAGTTTGGAAGTGCAGCCGGTCAGCCGGGTGAGATTACCGGATTAACTGCTGCTGTTCCGGGTTCTTCGCAAGCCCTGCCACTTGCTTCCTATAACGGTCCAGGAGCCACTTCAGCCTTTGCCCCATCCGGTCAATCTCAGTCTGACATCATCAATCGGATAAACCGTGGCCTCCCTCCACCAAGTTCATTCCAGAAATCAACAAGTTTTGCCATAGGAGGCAGTCTAGGACCGGGCGGCGTGCCTATTCCCGGTTCATCACAAATTGAATCGACCAACCCTCTGACTGGTGGCAAGAGTCCTGCGCCGACAGGCAAGACGCAGACGGTTTCTTCGACGCCAGCCACGCCAAACTCTGGCGGCGTCATCACTCGAGGTAATGGAGACTTTGCACAGTTGAATCCTGATGCTGGTTACAAAGGCCCGAAGGCCACGCTGGGCGCATCTGACACGATAGATCATGGCAGGGCGCTAGGATTTAGTTCTAGGGGTGGCGCAATGCCACAGAGTACCGACACAAACGCCCCATCTTTTACTGGCGGGACTGGTGCATTTCAGCGTGCTTTCAGCAACCCCGGCTCAGCCCAAATTTATCACTCATTTGTGCAAAACCTTTTTGGAAGTCAGAATGGCGGTGGTGGAGGCGGCGCTGCACCTTCGACCGGCATGACCCGGACTCCTAGCGGCGCAGGCCAAGGCGCATTAAGCCCCTGATTGGTTTTCTATAGTCGTTATCGCAGCCTTGAAATCCCTGTCCATAAACGACAGAATTTCTTTCTCGTACTCGACGTAAAGTTGACGACTTTTTTCCCTGTCATACGGATCATCTAAAGTAAGGGCATCGTCTTTCAATTTATCCCTGCGCCGTTTCAGCCGCGCCATAAAATAGCGGTTGAACGACAGGTTATCGCGCAGCGTTTTGATGTCGTTGATCTGCTGCTCGGAAACCTCAATCCGGCGTGAGTCTTCGGCGGGGTCGTTCATGGTTAATACCCAGTTGAAATCCACCCGTTATTTATGGCCCAGCACAACAATTCTATGAATCCGAAATAAGCTACGGCCAAAATGAACGGAAGAGCGGGAAGCATTCCGTCCTTTGACATCGGCTTTCCGTAAGCATCTCTATTCCAAAATGGAGCACTCATAACGCAGCCAACGTAAGTTTCTTCGCGACCTGCTCGATCTTATTGACGATGCGCTCTGGCTTGATCGAAGCCAGAACCTCGCATTGTCCCGTCTTCTGGCATGGGCCGTTTTCAGGAAACTGTTTATGCAGGTGGACGTGATGGAAGCAGGGTGAGCACGCACCTTCGCCTTGGATGGCAAAGGTCGTCGGGCAGTAGGCCGTGCGCAGCTTCCATAGGAAAGGGCCATACAGACCGACAGCAGGCACGCCAAGAGCCCCGGCAACGTGCAGGAGCGCAGAATCAGGGGCCAGCACGCAATCGCACGTCTCGAGTACCGCGCAACTCTGCCGGAAGGTCGTGCCGATGGCCGCAAGGTTGATGACGTTCTCTTTCGGCGCACATTCGATTGAGCCCCGATTGCCCATCAGCACAATTTCCCAGCCTTTTTCAAGGAGGCTGTCCATCACCGCCTGCATAAGCTTGGCCGGGTAGGTTCTGCATTGGGCTTCTGCCGCAACCTGGATGGCTATGCGCCGCGTACCGTTGACCCGAGGATAACCTTCTTCCGCCCATGTCTGCTCGCCGCCCGTTACCCGATATTCTGGCAGCAGGTTTTTGATGTCGGTAATACCCGTCACCTCCGCGAACCTGTCGGTCATGTGGATTTCTTCAGCTCGCTTGTTTCGCTCGATTGAGTTCTCGAGGAAAATCCATGCGTCGTAGGTTTCAGCATCGGCCTTGGTCGGCGGGAAATTTATCGTCTTATCGACGAACGGAAGATTCTGAAGTACCGGCGCATAGCGGCGGAAAGTCGTAACGTGAATCTCGCATGTCGGCCAGCGAAGTTTGATAGCCCGCAACACTGGCGTGAGGAGAATCAGGTCGCCGAATCCGCCTGCCCGAAAGAAAAGAATCTTTTTCCCGTTCCAGTCTGTGTTCTCGTCAAACCTGCGATACTGCTCCAATTCAAGCGGTCGCATTGTGCCACGGCCAACTTGAACCAGAAGTTGAGCGGCGGGCAGGTCATCGATCAAATACTCGCCTGCCTCCACGACATCCTGTTTGGAAATTACGAAGCGATCGGGCAGGGAAAGGTAATGCATGGCTCCAGACTTTCAGAAACCGGATTCGCGTCAAGCGCGAAAGTTATTTGACATATGGAAAGTCTTCTCGTGATATTTAGATATGCAACCTTCGGATATAGCCACTGTTTTACTTCAGTTGCCGGCAGAGCAAAGAGATTGGCTCAAGCAACACCCTGAAACTCGCCCATTATTTCTCGATTTTGTTAGGCTGGTTAAGTCCTCCGTTATATCTACGAATATGTTGCGAGACGCTCTAGCCCAGATAATGAACGAAGGTTATTTTCCCGGCGTTCCACCAGGAGCCGAAACCCCTGGCATCTGCGAGTGAGTCTGACCTAATTGTGTCGGCATGGCCGTGGCCGCGACAGGCTTGGCTGAGGCTGGCTGAGGCTGTCCCGGTGCGCCCGGCGTTGCTGGTTGGCCGTCAGGGCCGACTGGCCCCATGCCCAGCGGCACAATCACCTCGTCCGCATTGCACTTCGGCACAAGGGCACGGAGCTGCGCACGGATAAACCCGGCGATATGAACCTGAACTTGCGGAGGTTGTAGGTAGAAATCTTTCACCAATGCTGTCGCCTGAGCGTTGAGCTGAAGTTGCTGCTGGTTCTTGTGAGTCGTCAGTTCGATCTTCACCTTGAATCGGAGCCCGCGAACGTCATCAGGCGTCAGCGTGCCTATCTGGACGTTATCACCTTCCAAGTAGGTGTAGGCTTCCTGCGGGTTCATGTTGGCCAGCGTCACGTTCACCTCGCGGTTGGTGATGGCTGTCAGCGCAGGCTCAAGATCGGCGATAATCGGCTTGGAAAGTTCGTCGCCCGATTTCTCAATTTGAACGATGCCGGTTGCCAGCTTCGCCTGCTCCATGCCTGCAACCATATTGTCGTTGGCATTGGCCACGCCGGACTCATTCATCGCCATCTGCATGAAGAATTGCAGCATGGTTTGAATCTTTTCAAACTTCACATCGTTCAGATAAACGACGCTCAACGCATCTTCCGCCTTCTTGCCGGGCTTCAGCGTGTACGTTCCGCCCCAGTTAAGACGTAGGCTAGGGTCAGCATCCCCTTCTTGGGTCGATGTTGGATCCCAAAAGTCGATGCGGCCTGACCGGCTTTGCGAGAAGTTCCAGCGATTGACCATCAAATCGCAAACGATCTGGTAGCTCTCGAATAGCTCGATCAACCCCTGTCCATACCACCGCCCTTCAACCGGGTTGATGCGGACAATCTCGATAGGGCGAAGGCCGTCGGTCGTGACGTTCGGAACATTGTCATAGAAGATCGGCGACTGATTTTTGCGGTCAGCAATCAGCATGATGTTTTCAGCGATGCCGTCTTCGTTCGCGTCAAACCACATGTAGAACTCGGCAAACTCTGCCACCGGGCCGTTCGTCGCACTTGGCGCGGGATAGTAGTTTTCGTTAGGCCGTAGTTCGACGGTCGCTGCCGACTTCGATTGCTCTGAGTTGTTTTGCAGGGCATTGACCATCGCCAGCATCTTCTGCATGGCTTCCATCCTGCCTTGCGGGTCGTTGTCGGCCATGCCCCGCTTCACAATGAGATCGACGAACTCCATCACCGATTTATCGTAGAGGTGAACCACGCAATCGGCTGTCTGCACATCTTGGGCGGTAATTGGGCACAGGAAGTCTTTGTAATAAATCGGTTCGCTGCGCGTGCCCTCAAACAACACTTGGCGGCGGTTTAAGATTTGTTTCTGCCAGATAGGAGCGTCAGGCATCGGCGTTTGACCGTCTCGGGCCAACACCTGCTGGCCTGTCCCGTCTTCTGCGTCCTTCCACTGGTCGTCTTGGGTAATCGTATTACCATCAGCACTACGAATCGGAAGACCCTCAACGTCGGTAAGCACGATGGCTTCGATGTCGAAAAGCTGGTCGCGGACAACGTAGCTGGTTTTGACCGCGCACTCGCCCAAGATAAGTGCCCGGCTGATAGCCCTCTTTTTGTCGGCTTCAGAATGGCTCTCACCAAGTTTGAACCGGCAGAAGCGTTCAATCTCGCTAGCCAACTCGTCGTCGATTGGCGAACTCGGCTCTGGGGCCGGATCGACCGAGAACCAAGGATCACTGCCAAAAAAGCTTTCTTGTGCCTTGGCGATCATCTGCCGGCAAATGCGGCGGGACAGTGGCACGGCCAAATTCGAGTCCCAAAAGATCGAACTAACACCCATCGTGTACGGGCGCCATGTCACGTCGTTGTAGAACGTGGCATCAAACCGCGAACGCTTACCAAGGAAGGTCTCGCCTACCGGCACCGCGCCCTGAGTCGCCAGCAGCTTGCCAGCAGCCGCCACAGCGGCACGGGACGTCGCCCACCATGTCGGATTAAGCGTTTGATTTCGGCCCATGTCATTGCTGATTTCGTCCAGCCGCTTAAAGGCGTGGTCGAGCATCTTTTTCTCCTGCTCGGCGGTCAGCTTGAGCGCGGTCTGGAAAGGGACACGAGGTTGGTCGTGAGGAAGCGGAGGAGCATCGGCAACAGCCTTTTGCAAGTTATCGGCTACCGTGCGAATCTGTTGTGCGTCGGCCATAGGGTTATTTGATTTTTGGCATTATGCCACGAACCTTTTGTCGTTCATCTCGTTCGATTTCCTTTATCTGCTTGTCAGCTTCTTCGGAGGTCATTGAACGCAATTCAGGTAGCATTTCCTCAAGCCTAGACTTAATTCGCTGCCCGCTAAGTTTTTGGTAAAAATCATACTCATGCTCGGTCATCACCCGGTTGCCTATCTTTGTATCACGACTCGGTGTGCTAACGAACACATTTTTTTCGTTTAGCGTGTCTCTCAACGCATCTGGCTTAACCCCGGACGAGAACCGTTGAGTCGGACTATAGGTCATGGGTGAGCCAAGCGCATCCGTCCGTTCACTGCCAAGACGACGGACAAACGGTATCTCTGATCCCACCACTCCAAATGGGCCGTTGTCCTTATGCTGGGTAGGACTGAGGGCCATATCGATCTGCCGAACTCCATTGGGAATGACGGCGCTTGTTGCGGTGGAAGCCAAAAATTTTCCAAATCGGTTGGGCGTAACGCTTCCTTTGGCGAAATCCATTAACTGCGAAAGCCCCTGTAGCATTGACGTATCCATGACCGCACGTCCAGCACCGCCAATGGCGTCGGCCACATGGCTACTCAGAAGCATCTCGTCTCGCTGCTTTTGGTACTTCAGTGAATCTGAAACATTTCCGACGACGGTAAGCGGAATCATTAGCGGCGAATACATGTAGTTGTACCACCGATCACCGATTTTAATAGAATGGGGTGCCCACCCTGTTTGTTGAAGTTGAACCCGCTTGTTGTAATCACGAGGCCCGGCACCGCTGATGTCGAAAGTTTTGTCTTTGGATTTATCCAAGGCCATCGCCGTCAGCGCACCCATTAGCATTGTCCCGCCTACGCTCTTTATCAGAAGCCGCGTGCGATCATCACTGTTCATTTCCACCGGAGCCTTACCCTCCGCATCCAGCGTTCCTACCAATGCTCGCTTCGCTCCGAGCGGAGTATAATTCATCGACTCATTGAAAAGATTGGTTGGAATGCGAAGGAACGGCATGAACGGTTTTAAGACTGGAACGCCAGCAATTTTTATCTTGTTATTCACCGCATCGTTTAGAACTCGGTAGATAGCTCCGGCCACGCCGGTTGGTTCCTGCCTATAAACCGCCTGTTCGCCAAATTTCGCCCCAAGTGATTGAGCTTGATTGCCAACATCGCTTTTATTTCGATGCTGCTCGATAAGTTGACCGACCCTTAATCCGAGATCAGTTCCTTTGAATCCTTCGACCTTTGCCTGTTTAGTGAACAACTCAAATTGCGATGGAGAGATTCCGAGCGTCGATTGAACCTTGGCATTGAGTTCTTTCCCGCTGTATTCCGATTCGAGTAACTTTGTTGCCACCAATTTAGCGTAGGCTTCGCGTGCTGGCTGATAGAAAAATGCCTCAATAGCCTTGAAAGCACGCGGAACATACTTCAATGCGCCAGTATAAGGATTTTTGGCGTCTTCCAATGAACTGAGCTTATGCGGAGCCGTTCCAGCCTCGCCATAACCTCCGGTCAACGGATTGTATCCGATGCCGCCTTTTCCCTCTGAAATAGTCGCCTTTGCGCGTTCCCATCCGGCACCGAGGCCATCCAGCCATCCAGAGATAAGCGTGTTTGCGTGCGCCGGATTTGCAGCAATAGCCGTCGTCATCTGCCCAAGTGAATTGAGAATATCACCACCCGTCTTCACGATTGTCGCCGTTCCAGCCAACATATTTGCATACCAGATACTTGTTCCTGTATCTATGGCCTTGGCCCACTTTCCTCCTTGCCTAGCTTTCCGCATTTCATCGGCCAAGTCCAATGTGGCTCTGGCCTTAGACGCAGGATTTTCCGCTGTCTCAACCTTGTCAGCTAGGTCAGCAATTTTCTTCAACTGCTCTGGTTTAACATTTGGCAAATGAAGTTCATTCGCCACTGCATCCTGAACATCGGCCCTAGTCAGAGCCCCGATATTATTTAAGCTTGTGGCCTTTGAAACTGCGTCGAAAATCTTCTTCGCCTTGAGCGTATTGGCGAACCGCTTTTTCAGTGATTCTATCGCCTTGTCACGTTCTTCCGAATAAATTGATTTTGTGCGTTCAGTTATTTCAGCAGCAAGGTTCGCGGCATCGGCACCACTGAGGCCGGCATCGCGCACAAGAGCATCGGCGAAGTCTCCAGCCTTCGCATCGCTCTTCGTGAAGTGTTCCTTGGCGATCTGCGCAACTGATGTTTGCATCAGTTTATGCGCGTCATTTATCGCATGATCCACAAGTTTTTCGGAATACGGATGAAGCCCAAGGTTCGCCAGTTCGGTATCAATTGAATCCATTAACGGGCCGCCCTCTCCGTATTTATCTACGAATGCCTTGCGAACAGTAGTCAGAACATCGCCGTATTTGTCTTTGTTATCAATGGCCTCGCGCAGCAAATCACCTGGCGATGGAGGAGGTTTCCCTCCCGGTTTTTCAGGAAGGAGTGGCTTTATCCGGCTTTGGAGTTCGCTAACTACGCGCTGGGCGAACTCCTGAAGAGGAGCTTTTTCTTTTGGCGGCGTGACGCTGGAGTCCACCAAGTCGATCATGCGCTGGGCGGCACTATCCCGATAACGCTGCCAGATGTCTTTCGTCACCTGCGTCTGCTGGGTCGCCTTGTTGAGCGCCTTGGTTGCCCTTTCTATCGCCTTGTTTTTGGCTCCGTCGATGGCTTTAGTTGCTTCGTCAACCGCCTTTTTACCATCACTACCCAAGCGCTTTGTCTGCTCGGTTTGAACGTCGTCAAGGTGCTGCTGGATTGATCCTGAACGCGCATTCTTATTGATCTGCGCATACATCGCAATTTGCTGGCCTTGTTCGGTTGCAGCCGGCGATTTAGCTGTGCTGAGAGATTGTCTAGCCCGGACGGCTTTCGCTAATTCCTGCGGCGTCTTGGCCTCAACAACGCGCTTATCTGCGGCCTCACCCAGTTTAACATAAATCGCGCTTTTAACTGGCAGGGGAACGCCATCGTCAGCCTTGCTCATAGAAATACTCATGGCCTTATCGGCACCGTGATGGTCTATGATGGCTTGAGCGGCCTCAAGATCAGGCTGTTGGCTTCGCCGTTGATAGGTCTGTCTCACAACCTCCGCATTTGCCTCACGCTCAGTATCAGGAAGGCTGCGGTAAAATTTACCCGGCTGTCCTTTTACGGGTTCTGGTTTCACTGCTTTTTTCTCTTCAGGCTCTTCTTTGACGCTGGCATTTCCGTGCTCGGTTGTTTCAGCACCAGACGACCCCGATTCGCGTAAATTCCTGAGCATAGCCCTTGCTGCCTGCTCATTCGTCAACGTGGCTAGACCTCGTTTAGCCAGCCAACCTTTGACTGCCTCTACGATCTTACCGAACACGCCGGGATTTTTCTCTGCGTTCTGTGCCACCCATTCGTTGACCAAGCGCAGCTTGTAATCTGCCGGGCTTTCACCGTCTCGCTGCGCATACTTACCTTTAAGCGCGTCCATCTGTTCCGCAGGAATTTCACGGGTGGCAAAAGCAGACAAAGCCACCTTTCCCTTTTTAGAGGCAAGCGTATCGTGGGCGTGCTCATGGTTCAGAACTTCGTGGATGGACGCTGCATCGGTTGCGTGAGCCGCGTTTATCGTTATTTCTCCGTTGTGATGAAATCCTCTAACACCCTTTCCATCCTGCGTCCACTCAGGATCATTGATGACCTTGATGTTTTTCGGCGCATTAGGATTTTTCGCCTTCCAATCATCCACTGCTTTCTGAGCTTCGTCCGTTGACAGACTCCCTGTTTTTTCGCCTTTTTCAACCAATGAAGCTGAACCGATTTTGTCTGACACTTGGATGTTTCGAGAAGTATTTTGTCCTGCATCATTCGCTTTTCTGTTTTTAAACACGGCACTCATAAGCTCGGAATGATTAGCCGATTTCAATGGCTTCCCGTTGATGGTCTTAATACCTGATTTATTTAATTCGGCGCTAAGATCATCCGGCTTCATCGTGACTACGTTCGGCTTTTCTGAAACAGCTTCCGTACCGGCCTTTTCTTGACGTGCTCCGGCAGCGCCTTGATCGACGGCGTTTCCGCCGCCCACCGTTTCGCCATTGCCGGTTTGTTTGCGAACATCCACGCCTGTTGAGCCTTCGATTTTAGTGGCATTTGATTTGTCCTCCGTAGTTGGTTTTTCTGTGATTTCAGGTGCCTTGAATCCTTGCGCGGCTAGTTCCGCAGCGGTCATGGTGTGCCCGCGACCTTGCTCGCCCGGCATCTTCACCTGCCATTGATCGACCTCTGCTCCGTGGCCTTCGACAACGGCGTGCTGCTTGCCTAGATGCTCGGCTGTTGCGCCTTCGGGTAGTGGTTTAAGTTCTGTCGCCGCCAGCCCAGCGTCGGTGGGTTTGGACG